AGAGGGTTGGCAACCGGCGTGCTTTATCGGAATCACCGATCTTTACGCCACGCTGCCGGAGGAGGCTCCGGAATATCCGGTGATTTGGGCCTGTACGACGAAACAGAAGGCGCATTTTGGGGAAACTCTGGAGGTAAGACTATGACCCTGAGACAGAAATTTGAGAACCTTGCCAATCTTTTCGAGATTGACAAGGAAAACTTCATGCCGTTGGTCGATAAGGCCATCGCTGATGGGATGACGGAGTACGACTTTGTAAAGTTCGCTGCCGCCTTCGCGGCTAACTGGGCTCTGGAGGTAAAACAATGAAAGTGAAAGTTTGGGAAGAGCTGCCGGAGGATTCGTTCGCCATGAACTACGACAAAGAAATCAAAGAATTGGAGCAGGCGATCCGCGTCTCGAAGCGCTGCACCGGAAAGCCGCCGCGCGTTCTGATCCGCCGGCTCTCTGTGCTTGAACACATGCGAGAGTGGACCAAGAAAGAGAAGTTAGCGCAGACCAAACTCAAGACGTATCGGCGGAAGTTGCGGGCTTATAAGGCGTGGGATACGATCAAAAGGCGTTCCGCGGGAACTTAGCACACTGTTCCTCCCGTGGACGGCGAGAGAGTCTCGTCAGCTCTCTCCAGGCCGGGCTCCGTTAAGGCCCGGCTTTTCTTTTTTTCAAGATACTGGCGAGGATCTCGCTTATGTAGCGATCGAAATCTTTGCCCCTTGTTCGCCTCTCATCGTAGGTCATCAAGGTACTGGAATAAAGGGCTTCCCCCCGGTCTTCCCGGGCTTCCTGGATCCTATATTCCTTCCCGTTTACCTTAACGTTAAACCCCCTGGTGGAATCAAACTGCTGTCGCAATCCAGGCGGGAGATTCTCCAGAATAATGCGTAGGCTCATCTTTGTGGCCTGGAGATCCGACGAGTCGCCAGATTCGCCGGTTGAATTTTCTGGGTCAAAACTCAATTTATGAAAAGAGCCTTCGGCGCTTCTAGCGCTCTTGGTAGGTCGTCAAGGATTTGCTTTCCGATTGTCTTGCCGGACTTGGTGACAAAGTAAGGCAAAAGCAGCTCCCTTATGTCGATCACTCCCGAATCGGCGGCTTCAAAGATCGCCTTGATGTGGTGATATAGCACCCGCCAGACTCGGCGTTCCTCCTGCTCTTGGGCGGATTGGCTAGATTTCTCCTTGACCGGAACAGCTATCCTGATTCCATACGGCCGCCCATCGATCGCCACGCTGGCCTGGAAACCCTCAACCCGCACAGGCTCGCGGGCCGAGCCAAATTGAACATTGGACGCCCCATGCCCGAGGAGCATTTTTTTGATTTGCCCCTGACTTTTTTCCGGAGCAACGATTGTTTGATTATAAGCCATCCTGCTCGTGTCCCCCCCTGGAAATAATGTGTTTCTTGGGCTCCCTACCACAACCTGCACGACGTTATGGGCATAATGGATACTATGGGTAGATTGCCGGAGGCCTGGCATGACTGCAAGTCATAGGACTGACGGCTTCAGTTCGATTCATGGGCTTGTAATTCTTAGCTTTTTTCGCCTTCGGTTTTACTTTTTCGTAAAACCTGCTGCGATTCTGCTAGTGCTTTACCAGCAGAGAAGACCGCATCCGCCAATCGGCTTGCACTGGCTGATCGCATCTGCGGAATAAAATGGCTATAAACCTGAAGCGTCACGTCCATCCGGGCGTGTCCGAGCATTGCACTAACATCCGGGATCGGCGTCCCGGCCATCAAATGAATACTGGCACCGGTATGCCGAAGGGCATGAAGTCTTAATCGCCTCACTCCAGAAGCCTCGCAGGCGTTTTTGTGTGCGTGATAGGCAGCACTTTGGGGGTAGGGCAGACCGTTTGCCCTAGCCAAGACGAGATCGTGCGTCCCTGGCGGATTCTGTAGCTTCCAGCGGGCCAATAAAGCGACCAGCTGGTCCGGGATGGGCACTATTCGCATTCCGCTTTTGGTTTTGGGCAACCAGAAAACGGGCTTGCCGTCCCGGTATTTGCCGCCCCAAGACCTCCGGATCGCTATTTCCTTGGTTTCTAGGTCAACATCCGACCACATCAGGCCCAAGATTTCGCCCCTTCGAGCCATCGTGAGGGCGATAGTGTTGAGGAATACCTCATCGAATCCCGGCTTGGCGCCCTGGAGCAATAGAAACAGCTCCTCGGGTGTGTAGACTTCTTCATGGTGCACGGTGAATATGTCATAAGCCCATTCTTCGCCGGGCTCCTTGGGTTGACTGGCCAATCGCGCAGCTGCTTCTACCGGGTTGAACCGCAGCACGCCGAGCGCGATCTGCTTGCGGAATATGACCTGCAGCGTGCTCATTACCTTGTTCACGCTCTTACCGGCTAGGCCCATCGTTTTCCAAATATCTCGAGCGTTTTCGACCATCCGCGTATCGACGCGATCGGACCGATAATCGCCAAGAACCGGGTTGATGTACTTCTTGACGTGATTTTCCCAGTACAGCAGAGTGGATTCTTTTAGGGGCCCCCCCATCCTTGATGCGGTGATCTTCTTGGCTTCCAACCATTCAAGGGCAGCTTCTCGAATCAGCGGTGTCTTGCTAGGCAAAAACTGGTTGCGGCCGATCTCCTCCAGGCGCTGGCGCAACCGTTGGCGCGCGCCGGCTTCCGTGTCGCATTTGGTCGATTCCACCCGTTCCCTAGATCTATACGGGTAGGCTATGCTAAAAAATCTTGATTCAGCGATAGACCCGTCTGGCCTACGCCAGCGCCGACGAAAAATTCTGCCTATTCCGCTCATCGGCAATCTCCCTCCTGCCGGATTACCGGCCACCCTTTGGTGACCATCCAAAAGCCTATGAAACCATAACGATACTGGCAGAAGAGAAGAGTTGGCGGGTACGGGACGCCTAGTCCCGTTCTGAAATCCGGAGTTGAGAACGTGTCACTCACTGTATTACGTTTTCCGTTTTTCACTTGTCAAGAAAAAAATAAATGACCCGAGAAAATAAGGGAAATAATCATGCCAATGTTACATAGGTAACAAGCGCAATTCCCCCTTATTTAGTCTGCTTTATCCATGCCAGCCATCGGTTGCAGTTTCTACAGTATTTCCCTTCGTGTGGACCTTTCATCTTTGTATAAGTAGCGAACGATCCACATTTGGGGCAAGCGTCTGCCGGATCGTGGTAAATAAATTGTTCCGGCAAAGGCCGTTGACAATATGGGCATAGTTCTTTTGCTTTCACGACCCCTGCATCTTCAATTTTCTCTCAAGATACTTCTGGATTCCGTTGTACGAGAACCGAATGCACCCGCTTAGCTCAACGCGGAACGGTAAGTCTTTCCGCATGTACAACAGATTAGGACTAACTTGCAAGAGCTTCGCCGCCTCTTTCGCCTTGAGCAGCCGATCGTCCATCCGCCCCTCCTTGAGCGCCGCCAGCTCCTCGCGGATCACGGTCCTGATGGTTTCTTTGAGGAAGGATTCGAGGGTCATTTCTTCTGTCCGATCATTATCTCCGCTCTTGGCCGGCCGCCCTTCTCGTGGAAGTTCTTCACGAGGCGCAGCTCACACACCTGTTTATCATCGCAAAAAATAACACCGCTTAAACTGTCCATTAAACTTTTGGCGAGATTTTCTATATCGGGCTTCGATGTGCATGGGATATCGCCTTCGGGATCTTTCTTCCGGCAAAGCGATTGTGGACGCGGGAGATAAAAAGCGACGATCATCCAGACCGGGCCATCCCATTGAACCGAATCCCCGGGGTAGCGTTCATACCATGCCTTTATTGCGGCAGTCTTCACGTCACTCTTCCACTGAGTTACCGGGTGTTTCTTGGGGGTGTAATTATGGACCCACGCGCGACCGTCAGCGGCGTTCATAAGGCTATGTCTCTGACGAGGCTGCGCGACCGGACTTCCGAATACCGTAAATTGAATCATAGGCTTATTAACCAGCTCATCGTAAATCCAGTCAGGATCGCCCCAAGCCAGATGCCAAGACAGAGATAGGCCACGTAGTACCAGATCATTCGAACAAATCTCCGATCGCTATTTTAGCGCGGCGCTTTTCGAGTGCATGTTTCTTATGCAGAGGAACATCGACTCGAAGGTGACAACGGTTACACATGGCTTTTAGGTGGTTGAGATCGCCGCATAGCGGATCGCAATTACAAAGATGGGCGGTCGTCAAAATGATCTTCCCCTTTGCCCATTTCGGAGCGCGCCACTGCTTTTCCTCGCAACGACGCGGGCCTGGATTCGTTCGATGAAGCCCACATTCTCCAGTACATTCACATTGTCCTTCAGCTCGAATGAACCTTACGAAGTAGCTGATGTATTTCCAGTTGGATGGGTATCGTGTATCGGGCATCGTCGCCGCTTAATCGTCGGCTTCTGAATCGTCCTTATCGTTGGCTGCAATCGACACTTTCTCCTTGCCTCTAGTGATCTTGAGTCTCACCGCGGGCTCTTCGGAATCGTCGACGTAGACATCCAGCCCGTGAAGATGCAAGAGCGCGAGACATTTCTTCTCGGCATCCTGCTCCTTTTTTTGCTCCGACATGCGGGCTTCGCGATGTTCGCGGAGTTCCCTGCCGGCTTTGGTGAGTTCTTCGTTGTACTCGATTACGCCGTTTAAGGGTTCTTGTCTTTGAGTCATTCGAATAGTCCTCCCTGTTTGTGTCTGTGGACTCCGGTTGTGTACATTTTCGGGTCAACTTCGCAGGTGTCGTATTTGAGATTCAATTCCCTGCAAGCTACGCCGGTTGTGTCTGAGCCGGCGAAAGGGTCGATCACATATTCGCCTTCGTCGAAACAGTCGCGTAGAATCTCGACGACATTGCGATAAGGCCGGGCACATGGATGAACAGTATCCGGTTCTCCGCGTGACGATGATTGATAAATTGCTCTGATTCTCCGCTTGCCCTTTCGAGCCATTGGCCATCCGGCACCTGCGGGGGCGTAGTAAACGATTGGATCAAGTAGCATCTCAAAACCGGCCATGTAGCGCGGGGGCCACCAAGCCACAAAGAATAGTGACCGATATTCGAGGGCATCTATAGCCTTCAGCGCTGGGCCGAGCGATGTCATCCCCAACCAGATAAAGCACCGACCGGAAGTCGGATGGAGCACCCTGGCCGCTTCATCGGCCATGCTCTTCAAAAGCGTCAACCAGTTCGTACCGCCGACCAATTGTACCCCCCTCGCCCGGTCAAAGCCCTTTTTGGCGTGATAAGCTCCCCGCATTCGCCATGGAGGATCGGTGAAAATGCCGTCGACGCTTCCATCTGGCAGCGACTTCATGAATTCAATCCCGTCAGCCAGGCGGTAGCTCATGCCGCCCTAATCCCCTGCTGAAACTCCACGCCCGTCGCGCTCATCCTTCGCCCGCGCTTTTCTTTCCCCACCGTCCTGCCTCCCCTTCCCTGGCGTCTGGGCTTGGGCACGACATCGGGATGCTTCAGGGCATGGTGAAGAGGGAAATGCTCCGCCGGCATCTTGGCGTTTCCGGGACACGTCGGACAGATCACGCACTCAATTTCTTGGCCGTCGACCACTATGGTCGCAACATCAAATAGGACTTTGCTCATTTCCCCTCCTTGAATAATCTAAAAGAGCCTGGCGATTAAACCGCCAGCTCTTGCTGATCTTAACCGCTGGAATTTCGCCTGCCTTGGCCAGCTTGTAAATCGTTTTTAGGTTGAACTTGAGTAGCTTGGCCGCTTCGGCTGGGGTTAGAATTTCGTCTTCCATGGTTTATCCTTTCTGTACCGGAGTTCGAGTAGACCAGATTTTCACTCCGGGGTATAACCATTTCACACCCTTTTTGTCGGGCTCCACCGAATCAAAGAGCGCGTGCGTCTGTTTGTTGATGAATCCTTTGTTGAAATCGATTGCTCCGATCGGCGCCTTCCCTTCGGCCACGGCCTTCACCAAAGCTTTCAGATCCTCGACTGCGTAGTGCTTGGTTTCAGTGTAGTGTAGCCCCTCGATCTTAGGAGTTGTCTTCGCGACGACCGTAGGCTCGGGCGGTGCCTGCTCAATCTTCTTGGCCGCCTCTTCCGCTCCCAGTTCCCGGGCGACCGCTGCTGCTGCGGCTTTCTCCTCTTCCGCTTTACGATCCGCTTCCCGCTGTTCCTGCTGGCGTCGGGCCTCCATCTGGCTGTCGTAGTACGCCATCAACTTGCCGATGCGGTCGTAGACCGTTTGCAAAGGCTCGGTAAATTTCTTTAAGTCTGCAAGCAGGCTTCGGTGATGACGGTAAGCTTCGTCTACGCGGGGCCGATAGAGCCCTTCGAAATACTCAATGGCAGACTTTACGAGAACGCGCTTCCCTGCCGCAGCCTCGTAGCTTTGCGCATCGGTCACGTTAAGCTTGCTACATTGCGCGACAAGCGCCATGGTTTCAGTTTCGTTCAATGCGGTGTCTTCCATCAGTTCTCCATCCAGGTTTTTAGATTTTGTCGATACCTGTCTAATTCCAGATTGGCGTCATAGAGCCTCTTTGCGGAGAGAAACGCATTCCAGTCCGCGCTATCATCTTCGGGCCTGTGCTCGTCGAGCTTGGCGATCGAGCCGTCTTTCTGCAAATAAAGCGACCCGCGGCGCTGGACCCAGACCCTGTCGTCCTGCTCGTTGGCCGCGACTTTATACGAGATCGTTTGCAACCTGTGCCACTTGTATTTCCCGCCAGTTTTGCTGTCGAGCAACCACACATTGCCGTCGAGAACATCGGGATGGCAGATATAACCGTGGCGTTTGCTCGTGTATTCCGGCTGGATTGCTTCCGCCTTGAATCCCGTGGCATGAAGCCACAGCTCCAGGCTGATCAAGTACGGCATCACTCTTCCGTCTACGCTTTCCAGGTCCGCGAGTTTGTGGCCTTGGAAGAGAAACCGACACCCGATATCCACCGCAGTCCCGATCGCGAGGTAGTCGCCCTCTTTGTACCGGGGAGTAATATTTGCAGCAGCTATAATATCGGTGACTCTAGGCAATCTATCCCTAAGTTTCTCGGCGTCTAAGATCATACTTTTTACACAGCTCCGCTTGGTCATTGACATCTAATTTCGACAACGAGAATGATAAAAAGTTTGGACGAGAGTTCAGCTCGTCTTTATCGGCGTTCTCGATCCATAACTCGACTCGTTTGTTTAGCGGTAGATCTTTGTTCTCCCACGGCTTTGCAAGAGTTGGCGTCTTTGGCGCTTCAGGTCCAGTTCCTTCCGCTGGAAGTGAATTATTATCTCCTGCATCCTGCGGATTTCCGCCCCCAGATCCGCCGCCAACTGCCGGTTGCTGCGCGGGACCGACATCGTGCGACCCGCTATCTGTTTCTTGCTGAGCATCGGCTTCCCCCTTTGGTTTGTTCTTTGAGCCGACGGGTCGGCCTTTGCGTTTCTCTTCGGCTTGTTCTTGCGGTTTGAGTTGCGGGATGGCGATCGGTTTTTCCTCTTCGCGGCGAACATCGGCAGGATCGATATCGACATCCCGTGCGATCGCGGCAGGGATAAGCCCCTTCGTTGCTTCTGGTAAAGCTGCGCTACCGGCGAGATGCCGAGCGCGCCACATGAGCATGATCGCCGGATAGTTTTGCCATACGCCCGCCTTGCCCCACAGGCCCGCCTTTTCTGCCATTTCGCGCGTGTATTTTCGGGTGATCGGCCGCGGATTTCCCCGGCGCTTGATAGTGACTTGGGCATAGCCTTTCTGCAAAATCTCGCTGGGGTCTACGTCATCGTTCGCCCACTCGCAAAGCGGATGCGCGAGGATAATCGCCCAATACCCATCACCGAAAACACTTGGCCGCCCATTGATCACGCAGATGGATTGCAGCGAAGCCATCGGGGGGAGCCCCACTTCATGGCCGTACTGAATCGCGGCCAGGACTGCGCCGCCATTACCAGCAAAATCTTTAGGGACAAAACTGGTCTTGGCGAGCATATTCGAAAAGTTTACGAGCTGTTCCCATGTAGTAGGGCGAAATGCTACGGCATTAGGATCAACTCCTATACCAGCCTCGCGCGTACTTTGTTCTTCAGCCATTGATAGCCTCCTTCTTTCGTTGATCACATTTCCTTCTTGCGTCGCGTCGACAAACTCTACAACCCCGCTGTCCATTGGAAGGCCGGATATAAAGATTATGACCTTCGTAAGGGTGACCTTGGGGGCAATGTGTGCGGCTTGCATTTCTGGCATTCCACGTATTTCCGCGCAACAGGTTGACTCGATACGGGACAGGTTCTAAGTGCCAAGGGTTTACGCACCACCGACTGCGGCACAAATGATCCAAGATCAGGCGTCCCGGAATACTGCCGCGGTACAATTCGTATCCCGCTCTATGTGCTTGTCGAGTTTCTCTGTGAGTCCAGGCGAAACAACCGTATCCAGTGCTTGGCCAGATATAACCGAGCCAGATCCAACAACCGCTCATCGGTTCAGGCATGCAAAGATTATCGAAGCGTTCCAGTCGAGTCATTTCCAAAGATTTCGAATTATTGGCGTTGCTTTCATCAGGGCGTTGAGCGCAGCGCTTCGGATCTTCCGAAATGCCCTATCGTCGCCGTACATCTCCTTGGCTGTCTCTGCTCTACGGTGTGCGCGGCGGAAGCGCTCTTGAGCCAGGTCAACGATCTTGTTCACTTTCAATCCTCTTCAATTCCGCGAGGCGCTTTCTAAGAAAAGTTTCCTTCGGCCACTCTCTGCGTATTTGCGGCTCGGGCGGCTCGACATACGGAGCGCCGTTGATCTTTGAAAGAATAAAAACCCGCTCCCAATCTTTACGCTTCACATCGCCCTCCATATTTCGACTGTTTTAGAAATCATCGCGTAATGCACTTGCCACTCTCCCGACATCTTCATTCTGCTAATCATGTTTTGCGTGGCACCGAGTTCTGCCGCTAATTGTTCCTGCGTCCAGCCCTTCGCGGCTAAGATATCGTCAACCAGCTCCCGAAGTGCGGCAGGTTGCTTTTTGTTTGCCATTGTGCGAATCTCCTTTGGCGCTTACCGCTACCGTGATAACAGTATGCGATACACGTATAACAGGAAACGTAAAACGGAGTCAAGACCAAAATGTGACAAAGGGAGAAAATTATATGCAACAGATTAACATCGATGATTTTCGTCGCGAGTTTTCTCTGAGATTTCGCGAGCTTGTGCAGACCGAGCCGGGCACAAAAAAACTTGAATCTTTTTCTTTCACAACGGGCGTCTCGCTTCGCCAGGCGTCCGAATGGGGCAACCAGCGGCATCTTACTTGGCCGAGCGCGGCGAATTTAATTCAAGTTGCGATCACAAAGAACGTTTCGCTTAATTGGCTGATGCTGGGAGAAGGGCCGAAGAAAAGAATAATTGACAAACGGGTCGTGCGTGAGTTAGTTGAAATTATTTCGAACCTACCGGAGAAGGAGGAGGCGGCGCTATTATCCATACTGGACAAGGTGCTGATGCGATATCGCTATGGAGAGAGAGCAAAGGCTGGAAAAAATACTGATGGAGATGTTGGGCGACCTAGAGCCGGAGGTACTAAAAAAAATTAAAAGCGATTTTTTGATAGAGATCCGACGGCGACAGCTATGCTGCGTCAAGGCACGACCTGCCCCACGGGCTGCCCAGGCTTGGCCTGGGCATCTATGGAAAACTCGGGTCCGTCTACTGCGCCGGCTCCATTAAACGCCTCGATCACAACAAAATAAGTATTCGCAGCTGTTACCAAGTCTTTCAGGGGTAAAGATCGGACATTCTTGGGGATAGTAGTCACAATGTCGTAAGGACCGCCCGTGAGCGTGCCCGCCTTTACGCGAAAGCCGTCAACTCTGCCCTGAGTCCGTTCATCATAAGTAAATTGAATTGTTGCCGTTGCTATGTCTGAAGCCATTTTTAATCGCCTCCGAAACTAGGATTTGCCACGGTTAGGCAGGGTGTCACATCGTGAGTGAAATTTACCCCGCCAACTATGCGCGGCTGGAAACAGAATTGATCTCCTACCACTACATCTGGATCTATCTTAATCAGCGCGATAAAGTTCGTCGTTGAATCCTCTGTTAAATCTACCGTAGGGTTAGTGGCCTCTTTGCCTATAACCGCGCCCGCAACAAAACTGCCATGTGGGTCGGTTGTTAAAGCTGACGTGATTGGCTCGGCGTCAAAGAGTGTTGTACCCGAAGCTACCCCGAACGCCACGCCTACAGCATTGGTGCAGGTAGAATTAAAGCTGCCCGTGGTAGAGTTAAATTCGTTGCCGGTACAGGTGACTTGTCCCGCTGTGGAGTTGTCTACAATATTTGTTCCATTGAGTCGGTTCTGGGTAAAGCCCAGAGAGGCGGGTATATGAGAGCCTGTACCGTTGGTTATGCGTCCGCCATTGATCGTGTTGTTACTGATAACCGTATTATCAAGTGAGTTTCGGATCGCGTCTTTTCCCGTGTCGGGTAGGCTAAATGAATTGGCATCTACGGTGACTTGAAAATTCTGGTACTCCTCCGCTACGCCATCATTGCCGAGGTTGATGCACCTGTTGAAATCACAATCTACAAAAACATTACTCTGTACCAGCCTGATCGAACCGGCTCCGGTGCCAGTTTGAATGAGCATGATACCCGTAGTGATATTTGTCCCATCGAAATAATTCCCGATGTAATTGACCGTGGCCCCAGCCGCGCTGCCTTTGTCGTCTATGCAATTCTCAGACAGGCACTGAGGAAACCAGTTGTAAGAAACCTCGTTGACTCCATCTATATCGCCAGGATCTGCTGCTGCTGCGTTGCCGATTTGCAGGTTATCCTCTGCATCGGTAGCAGTCTGGCTGATCTTGTTTCGGGTGATAAGAAGGTTCTTGGCCTTGCGCCCGCCCGAGCCCACATTGTTGCGGATGTAAACCGCCATCTGCCCCAATCCGCCAGTGACATTGTGGACAATCGCGTTACCTCGGAGAATCGCTCCGTCCACATCGCCCGCGAATTTAACCGTAGAACGACTGCCAGTGCCTGATGCCGTGACGGTGTTATTCTCGTACTTACTGCCGGTTGCCCAGACTGTGCCGTTGAGAACCGTGGGTCGAAACAGCGCACACGCAGCGCCACTTGAGCAATTATGCTCGAAGCCCCTGACTTCGACATTGGCACCGATCTCAATCTCACCGACGATTTCTATCGCCTCGCAGTTGTAGGGTTTTAGAATCGTCGGATTGCCGCTTGTGCCCTCGCCTATTATCCACGGGTTTCCAGCCACGGTAAAAGTCGCCCCACTGGTATTTCGCAGCAGGAATGTCCCGCCCGTAGAGTTTTCGAGCGCTGCTTCCCATCCGTCTGCGGTTGTCAAAACTGTGCCTGTGGTGGTGCAGGACTCGTTAGCCTCGCCATAAGTAAGGGTAAGCGGGTTGGGGTTTTGGGGGGGCAGCGTTGGAGGCCCCGATGCCGTAGTATCCGTCATTCTGGCATAGCTGCCGCCGTTGTGATTCGCCCAGATTTCAAACCCGGCTGGATCGCAATTACCGCCCGTACAGTCAACACCGAAAGTCAGCGCGGTGTAGCCGCCCCTCATAACAGATGCCGCCGTCGCCTTATCTTCGGGACCACGCCACTTGGGAGATGCCAGCGTGCCATCAAGATGAAACCAGCGAAAGTTGATCGTGGTCAGAACCGCCGCGCCACCACCGGCCACGTTGTTTTGAAAGGTTTGGAGCGCAAAGGATAGAATATCACTATCCAGACAGCCAAAAACCTCACCACCGATACACTCATTTCCGGTCAGCTGCGTGCCCGCTGCCCCCGGCCTGGTGTAAGATCCCTTGATTGTGTTGCCGGCTGCAACCGTACCGGCGATTCCAATACTCACTCTGGCCGTTTGCGAGAGGGCACAGTTACTTTCAGTCTGTCCGACATCACCGCCGCCCGTGTCGATTGTGACGTTGAAATGCTGCGTGGTGCAGCTCTTTAATCCAACACCACCCCTAATTGCCTGCGTAGGCACGCTAAAATTATACCTAAAGGTACCCGCGTCACCGTTTTCAACTGTGCCCGTGGAGAATCTAATTGTCTGGAAAGCACCAATGTCACAGGTATTCCCTGGGGCTATACACTGATAGCCGTTAGGGAGTCCGGTGCGTGTACCCTGAGCCAAAAGTGAAGATCCTTCACTTGGGGTAAACCTATTCTGAGAAACATCTACGAAGACGGTGGCATCGGTTCCAAAGTGATTATTAGAAACCGTGTGACTGCCTCCAGATTCGTCAATGCTGTTATTTTCATTGTTTACACAAGCGTTGTTTCTAATAACGTGCCCGCTACCGAAATCAGAGTGTACCCCGATGCAAAAGTTTTGGTTATTGTAAATCGTGTTGTTATACACCTTGATGTTTAGGTTTCTGCCGGAATTAGTCGTGCCGGATACCGTGATTCCATCGCCGGTCGAGCCCGGCGTGATAGTGCCGTCCTTCAGAATATTGCCGTAAACTTCGGAGCTGTCGTTGTCCTGAAGTAAAATTCCCGTTTTGCCGTGTTGTAGAATGAAGTTGAAGCGAATCTTCAGCCGCACCATAGAGTTCGCGCCGGACTCGTTAGCGTTCGTCGCTTGAATGCCAAGCCCGATAGTGTCATGCACGTAATTTCGTTCAATGATGCAATCGACACACTTGCCAAAATAAATTCCATGCCCCGGATTGCTGCTGGCGATGTTGCCGCAGTTAAACATTTGGTTGTTCACAACCTCTGTCAAGCTATTTGATGACGATAGGCCCGCCTGGGTGATAAAGCAGCTCGACCCGCTCGATGCAGTAGTTGTGGAGTCGTGAAATATAGAGTTGTACCATTTTAGACCGACCGTGGAGCCTTGCGTCCCGCCGCAAAACACTAGAGACACGGAACAATCAAAATCAATATTGTCGAACGTGATCCAGCTGCGGCCATTTTGGACCATTGCGGGGCCAGAGGTAGGACGTATAATTGCTGCTTGGTTAGAGTCCCAGCCGCGGACTATAGTTGGGTTGCTCTGTGTGCCCGAGGGAAAATTCTTGCTGTTGTTCGACCAGAATCCTTCGTTATAAGTTCCGGCTTTAATGTTTACAGTATCGCCGCTGGACATGCACAACCGCGCCTCTTCGATGGTATCGAAATGGTCGGCGTTGGCAGAGCCTGGATCGGTTGAACTTTCTGCGGCTCCGCAACTCGCAGCAGTTCCCCCCGGCTTAACCCAGTATGTTGCAGCGTTCGAAATCCCAACCGTCAGTATGTACAGAAAGAGCGTGAGTATGATTTCTCTTGTTATCTTCATTGGAAAAATATCGGCGCTATGCGACGACGGCTCGACCCTGCCGCTGCCGGAATTGCTCTAATGGCATACCAGTAATAATCAACACCTGATTCGTTGACCCTGAGGTTTGTTCCCACTTCAAAACCATTGACTAAAAAATCCTGAATCTGATCCGTTCCACACGTAGCCGTAGTTGCCACACATGACTCATCGCCGGAATTGTCCTTGAATCTAAAAGTCATCACGTTATTTGCTGTCGCACTATTGGCTTTCATCAAAAGAAATTCCGGTTGAAACCCAAGGGTTGTTATTTGCCTATCGTCGCTTGCATCGCCGGCGTAGGTGCCATCTATCGAGCTACCGCCGGCGTTTTTCATGGCCCAATAATGCACTGTATCAGTAGCGCCGTTGACAAAGCCGCTAGTGCCAACCTCAAAGCCGTTGGAATTTAATGCTTGAATCCTGTTTGATGTTGCGCACGATGCCCCGCTAGCTTGCGAGCAGGTCTGATCTCCGGTCAGTGCCGCAAATTTGAAAACAAAAACATCGCTGCTTGTTTCTGTCTGTACGGCTACAAAATCGGGCTGAAAATCGTTGGCGTCGCTGGTGTCGGAAATATCAATGTCGCGCGCATCGAGACCATCTCCAGCATAAGTGCCCACGGCAAAATCATCGTTAACACCATCCTTGGCGAGCGCGAGATAAAAACACGTCACGCCGCTTGCGTTGACTTGATTGTCAGACCCTATCTGAAATCCGTTGGCGCTAAATGCCTGAATTCTGTTCGTCACGGGTCCAGCGTTTGTATTAAGAACAAGGGAAGCATCAGCTCCCATTGTTGCCGTGCTCCAAACTGCTTGTTCAGTGGTATTGCATTTGACAATTACCAATTCGGGCTGGAAATCCGTCACGCTTGGCGTCGTAGTGTCGGAAATATCTATGGTGCGGTTGTCTGTGGCGTTGCCGGTATAGGAGCCGCTGGCCATCAAGTAACCGAAGCTTGTTTCGGGAACGAAAACCGGGCACAATAAAAGAGCGGCTAGGAAGACGTTCCGAAGCCCCTGTTTCCTGGCAGGGATGCCGCGCAACTTACCCCAGGAATGCACGACAGGAGGTGCAATATGGCAGCTCATAACTTCAAAGACATTACGGGTCAGCAGTTCAGCCGCTTGAACGTATTGCGGCGCGCGCCCAATAACGCGCTTAACCAAGCCACGTGGCTCTGTGTATGTTCCTGCGGACGGCAAATTACTGTCCTCGGGAACAAGTTGCGCAGTGGTCATACTCGTAGCTGCGGCTGCATTAACGTCGAGCGATGGTTGCGCGAACGGACCACGCACGGATATTCCAAATCTCCTGAGTGGCGAATTTTTCAGCACATGAGAGACCGTTGTAATAACCCGCGCTGTAAAAACTTTCGCGATTATGGCGGACGCGGAATTAAAATGCTCTTCTCTTCTTTTGAAGAATTTCTCGCTGAAGTGGGGCTGCGACCAACGCCGAAGCACTGGATTGAGAGAATATGCAACGATGGCCATTACGAATCGGGAAACGTGAAGTGGGCTACCAAGATTGAGCAAGCCAATAATACCCGCGCGAATCATTTCATTACCTTCAAGGGAGAAACTAAGACGGTGGCGCAATGGGCTACGCAGTTGGGAATTAACGTCGGCACGATCCATGCACGTATACATGCTGGCCGGTGGTCGCCTGACAGAGCTTTGTCCACCCCAACACTTATATATTGGTCAAGGCAAAAGCGTTCCTGGAACGCGAACAGGTAGGCATGAGCAGGAGTTACCCAGAGCAGCCCCGCCAGGATGAGGGCTTTAATAAGTCGCATTGATACTAATCCCAATCAGGTGTAATCCGGTAAACGCATCCTCATAGTCCGTCGCTGTCGCATCCACATCGCCGGTAAACGTCACCCAATCACCCGCTGCTGGAGTGTTAGCGATGGTGATCGGCGCCGTAGTACAGCTCATATAATCTTCAGTCTGGTTGTTGAACGTACACGTCGCCTGCACATTCGCCGCCGTCGGGTCTGTAACCGCCGCGAACTGGTTCCCCGGCGCGTAAGAATCCCCGCCCCAATCCACAGCGAAGTCATTGAGCGAAGCCGTAGCCGAGAACATGTGCATCGTCAGCGTAACCGTTCCAGCGTTCCACGTTGCCGGCATTGGGAGCGAGAACTTAATGCGACAAGCGTTGTCGTCCGCAGGGTTTATAGTAAGAATGTCGTCGTTGGGTAGGGCTTTCTCAGTTGGTGTTTGGTCGGTGCAGCTCGCAGACCCCTTCATGTAGGCTGCTGGGATGAAAATAGACTTGACTGCTGCGGCAGTCGCAACATTGGCCCAGCTGCCATTTACCCTAACCCTCAATGCGTCGGTGTCGGTGCGGTAGAACAAATCCCCATCGGTGACTTGCGCTGTTGGATCGGCTGCGCCGCTGCCCGGATTGACCCCCTGCGCACCGCCGACAAACTTATGGTTCCCCTGCATTGCCAGCGTGCCAGTGCCGGTCGCAGTAGCATCGGGGTTGGCTATAATGACCGCCGAGTCATCGTCCTCGTCCCAAAGTGCCCACGTAAACCCAACCGGAACTAAGGTTCTCCTGTCAGCATCTGTGCAGGGTTTCCACAACGGCCCATGCGTGGCATCGGTAAATCCGCACATCGGCGTGACACCATCGCCAATCCGTACGGAGTTTCCTAGATTGTTAGCCCCAGTGAATGTATTGACGCCAGTGAAGGTATTATTTCCAGCGAGGGTAACATCGCCGGCGCCGCCTGCCGCCTGGTCCCAAACTGCCGCCGCCACCGTACTGTCGATCAAATCCCAGCATCTTTGATTCTCGGTTCCTGCGGAATTACACCATCGCGTTACGCCGGCTATATAGCCATCGCCGGAGTCGTCATTTTCATCTGGATCGCGGGTTTCTAAAACTCGGGAGATTTTACAAGTGAGATTGCCTTGAGCATCTATCGCGTGAGCGAAGACTCCAACATTGGTGCTCGTTATTGTGCAGTCCGTTGGATTACTGGCAAGACTCCCGGCGCTGCCGGTTGTGTTTGAATTTAGATAGGCAAGACTTTGGCTTGCTGTGCCGTCGTGAATCTTGGGTATTCCCGTGGTGGAATCTAGGCCAAATTCCCCCGGGGCCGCTGGAGTAAACCCCGCCGAGTTGGGCACTTCGATTGTTACCGCGCCGAAGTCCTGCTTGCCTGATGTATAGGTAGTAGCCGCCCCGCGGCTTACGTAGTCAGTGCCCGCCGCCGCCGCCGCTATATTCCCCCCGCCATCGGCTTTAACGATGCCCGTTATAGCGCCGACGATTGGGTCGCTCTCAGTGATCGTTACCGTGGTATCTGGATCGTCATCGGTGACATTTACGGCAGTGCCGACAAAATTGAGATTGTTGCGCTGCGTGAGCGGCGTTCCCTCATTTTCGATCGTATGACCACCGCCAACCGACGTAGGGCAATTGGTGCCGTCTTCCTGGCAAACGCTGGTGCCTCCAATGGTAACATCGACGGTCGCCGCAACCGAACCAGAGCTGAGAGTGTCCGTACCTTTATCGTAAGTAAGGCTGCTATCCGTGCCACAAGCTCCGGCATCATTGAAGGTTACTTCGGTATCCGATCCGCAAGCGCCGCCACCTGAGCCCGGCGGGCGCGCAAAGCCGATCACCGAAGGCGTGCCGGTTATCTTCAAAGTTCCTGGCGTGCCCGAAGCGAGAACCGCCTTAACGGAAGTGGCGCCAGACACGTTGCAGCGAAAGACGCCCTCCGCGGCCAGCCATGTCGTGCTGGTATAGGTCGTCCCGCCATCGAGTGAGTAACAATCGGTTGCCTCGAACTGCTGTCCATCTGTACTGGTCTGGATAGAGAATGTAGAGCTATTAAAATCTCCGGTAGCGGTGATCAGCAGCACTTGACGGCCACCGATCGGATGAATGGGATTTTGCACTGGCGTGGTCGAACTGTTGTAAAGCCCCATCGAAGGAATCACGTCTACCGGGTAGAGGCTGCCTACGGATCCGGCCGGCGTCACGTTCCCCACCATCGATGCGTTCGCGCTAATCTTCACTGCTGTGGGCGAGCCGCTATTCAAAACGGCCTTCACCACTGCGGCGCCAGACACGTTGCAGCGCCATGTTCCGGGGGCAGTGATCCAGCCGTTAGCCGTAAATGTTGTAAGCCCGTCCATCGAGTAACAGTCTGTGTTAGCGTAGGTGATCCCATCGCCGCTGATTTGCACATGGAAGGTTGCGCTATTAAAAGTCCCCCCGGCGGTCACTTGGAGGACTTGCCACCGCCCGTTTAGGTTAAATGGGTTTACTGAGCCCGAGATCGTGTTGTTATAGAGCAGGAATTCGGTGAAGATCGGCCCCACTGTGGTTTGGCTGAAAACGGAAGTCGTTAAGCAGAAAACATAAAATAGAAGAGCAAAAAAAATCTTCATAACAGATTTACCTTCTGTCGATATCTAGCCCAAGACCGAAAATGCTGTTGGATGGCGATGCGCCACTCCATTGCGCCGTGATATCCAAATCTTGAACGATCGAAGAATCGGCCCCGCTGGCAGCGATTCTGCTCAGGGTAAATAGATTGGCTATCCCTCCGATGTTTAACGATGACGACTCGAGAAATCCCAATGAGGAAGTCGATTGTGAATTGGCGGAATTTCGAGCGTGCAGACGCGACCGTAACGCTACCCCGACATTAGCAACTAGGCCGCCCGTGGGGTTCGCTATCGGCAACGTGAATAATTCAACACCAGCGTAACGCAGCCGGATGGTCACCGTAGCTGCCGCCACAATCCCGATGATCTCAAAGTCGCAGTTGATATGAAGAAAACGATTTGTGCTAAGAAGCCCAGCCGCGATCTGTTTTGAATAAAGATCAGTTTCGCTGGCGGTGTTCGTTACATCGGGCTCGCTAACGTCTTTGATTAAAGCCGCGCTGTCAATCCGGACATTGCCTCCCGAGGGATTGACGGCTTCGCTGCCATTGCCATTGATAAAATTTATCAGGAGCTGCGATTGCAGGTTGACGCCGTTTGCCTGGATTGTGGCTCCAGACAAAGAGCCCTCAAAGACAGTGCCAGCCAGCAACGCCGCGATGCTCCCCGTTGCCGACCCCGGCACGATTCCCGTAACCGGCATCCCTGTACCGATGGTTACCGAAACGATCGCAGTCTGAGGCAATGCAATCGGGCTCAATGCCCCGCTTGAATTCGAGATCGTCGAGGCGATGCTTACAGCGATCACGGACCCGCCGATGATTTGCTGCGGAACGCTGATGACGACAAGCGTATTCGGGAGAGCGACCCCGTTCGCGTTATAGAGCGTGCCCGAGACTATGCAAGTTCCTGGAGCTGGCATAAGAGTTAACCCCCCGGAAAATACTTCTCTGCTACCGGATTCCAAAAGAAAGTTTTTGCCGTGCCGGCGGCCAGTGCGACCGCCGCGGCGATATTGCCGCTGGTCCCCGTACTGAAACCATCGATCGCCAATAGGACGACCGGGCCAAAATCCTCGCGCGCTTCTATCGTTTGTATCGTCGTGGATCCGGTAACAGGTTGGAGGCGGCGTGTCGGCGCTATTGTCGTGGCCGAAGCGATTGAGGCGAACGGTTCTCGGTCTATCGGATTCAAAAAGTCGCGCGTGTATTTTAAGAATTTTTCCCAGTATTCGAAAAAATCCTTCACCCGCTCATTCAAAGCAGGATTGCCGACGCGAAAGGATGGCGGATCGTAGCGCGGCATTATCCAATTTCTCCCGTGAGCGACCAAAGAATTTCGAATACCCGCGCCTCGGCAACACCGCTATCGGCTTCGAGGCGCAACTTCTCCGCATGGAAGATCATCACCATCTGAGCACCGTCTGCCGTCAACTCAATCTCCGTCGTTCCGCTCTTGAGCAATGCGTTATTGGTCTTTCCCCATACGCGGATATTGACTGCCTCCGCTAATGTCGTTGGCGAAAGGATCAGAACCGCCATGGGCGACCGGCTGCCCAACGAGATCTCATTGGAGTTTTGCTCGCCGTTTGGAATCGTCAGTAAATCGGAGCGTGCCATTTTCAGGTGATCCTTGTAATGTCCGTGATATCTGCGATCAAAAGCAGCCTACCCTCTACTACGCCGCCGCCCCCCCACAAACTCTCTGGCATTCCCCAGAGTAATTGTTGCTGGTCGTCCTGCCCTAATGCGCCCGGCGAAACCGGCAACCCCGGTTCCCAGACCTGGCACCACTCCATAAAGGCCAACTTTAGATTGTTGACAGCTTCCGGCCCAGCTCCGCCGCCTTGAAATAGGAGTAAAAGGCTCATCTCCCTACTCCCATCAGCGACATAGTGGAGCCGCCTGCCGCTGCCCCCGCTACCTCCGCTATGGCAAAATGGATAAACGCCCTGTCATCTGTAGCGCCAGAGGAATAGCCTACCGATCTGCTTCCGCTCCCCGGCGTGGTTTCGCGGCCCATCATCATCACACGCGATCCTACGTCCATGTCATGGAGATGGGTGCTATTAGTTCCAGCCGAGGGTAAGTCCGCCAGCCCAGAGCGACCACAGACTAATCGAAGGGCCGTCACCGCGCCCGAATCAATTGCCTGTTCGGCGAGTGTGCCGTCCTCTTCCAAAAGTACACGGGTTCCTACCTCTTCCGTATCGCCCCCTGCGGTAAAGGTCACGGCGACCGCATAAGCCTCATTGGCGCTATTGTCTCTTGTGACAACCACAGAGGCGGGATCATCTGTCGGTACGGATCCACCTAAAAACCAGACGGTCGCCGTAGCAAATTCCCCTATTGTATCTTGCGCCACGGTTCCAAGCCTCGCCAGCGGCACCCCAACATAAGTGACTGCGCTCACAAGAGTTGGGGTATCGTCGTCATTCCCCATAACACACACGGCAACTCCTCTAGGAGTACCCACGGGGTCATGATCCCATGTAAAACTCGCCTCGCTAGTCGAGGGCGTTGTCGCGGTATGCGATTCACTAGCAGCGTCAAAGGCAACAACCGCCCACGCGGGACGAGCAATCAATAGGGCGACAAACAAGACTGCAAGTCGTTTCATCATGGCGGCGATACCTCATTGAAGCTTGCATTCTCGTCGCCTATCTTTATCGAGTCCATGTAATGAATAAGCGTATCGTCTGGGTTAGGATTTTGCAGGTTCCACCACGATTTATAAATCCCGAACCTGACAATGCTACTCTTGTTGCACGCAGGGAAGGTGCCGTCACACACCATATTAGGCCCATTTTGAGTAACTACCTTTGAACCGTTTTTCCAAATTTCCAGCAATCCCGTAGGCACGCCGCCTGACCCAGTTGACCAAATCACATGCACAACAAATTTCGTCCATTGCCCTTTGGCAATTGCGCCCAAGTTGTATGATGTCTCCGTTACAGTGCTATTGGTATTGCACCCCGTCGTGCCGTCAGCAAAATTCACCGCTAAAAGGTTGTCATTCGGCAGTACACGGAAGGCCAGATGCTGCCCGGTAAATGTGTCGCAGGCATCATTTGTGCGGTGCCACTGATAAACAATGGTTCCATTTGGGTCATTCGTGTTATCGTCCCATGTCGAATCAAAATAAATAGCGAATCCGTACCATCTTTCAGTCCCATTTGTCTGCGTGGCGTTCCAGCCTAGCATGGTCTTACCGGGGGTATTGCCGGATACGGGATCGCCATCGCTTGATTCAAACCGCACTGATTGTGTACCGTCATTGGCTTGTGCACTAGAAAGCGCGTGAGAATGTGCACAACAACCATTAGCATCTATCAAGTCGGGGTCCGCGCCGCTTAAAACAGTCCCGGTCTCAAAATTTGCGGTGTGGGTGATATTATCGCTCGTTGGCGGGGGGTCGGTATCATCGGGCGGACGGATATCAACGACTTGATGCACGTATGCCCGGGCATCAGGCTTATCCCAGGTCATCGTCACGCTCGCGGCTCCGGCTTTTGTTGACGCGCCGCTCTGACGATTGGTGAGTGATGCGTTTACGCCCGCCGACTTTTGCCAGAGTGAGCCTTGCCCGGCTCCCGGTGCAATAGTTTCATTATTCGGCACAGTGGTGCAAAGATGGTCAAAGACTATTCGCTGTGTCGCGCTTGAAATCATCGTTGATGGGGTTGTGCCGGTGCCAAAGGACGCCGAAATGGTCCCGAGCGGGGTTGTGCCATCCACGTCCTGAAAGTGAAAAATACCAAACGCCATGTTTTGCGCTGCGGTGGCAGACACAGTAAATGTCTGTGCTCCGGCTGTAGGGGCAATTAAACGATAGATCGCGGCCCGGACGGTTGGCGCAGTGCCCGTTACCTCATTTGCATCTGCGCTGTAACGCGTAAACGCTCCGTCCTCGCTCGAAGATACGGAGATATCGTGAGTGGAACTGCGGTGACAGACGCCAGCAATCGTTAAATCCGTATTGGCGGGTACGACTTCATCGACTTCCAGCTGCGTGCAATTTTCGCAGCCGTAGGGATCGGGCGGGTCAGGTGGATCAGGTGGATTTAGCTCTATGTCGCTCCGAAATGGACGTGGCCCGGACAGCGCCCTATCAGCCAGGTCCCTAATGACCTGCGCGGTAACAATCTGCGCCGCTAGGCCGATCAGGAGAATTATGCCGATAATGAAATATCGCATTTAGAATTGAGCGTAACTGATATCGACCCCGATATTCGCAGCTCCCGATTGAGTCACACATAGAGCATCGCCGCCTGCATCGGATTTGAGCACCATCCCAACACCCGACCCGCGTGAAATACCTACGGTTGCGCCTGCGGTAAGAATCATGCCGGATGATCTATCCGCCTGACTTGTAGCGCAATCAGTTCCCGTGCCGGATACGAACTTAACCGAGGTTTGAGCATCGCCTTCGCTGACAATGGAAAAACTACAAACATAAATAACAGTTGATCCCGACAGGGCAACGATTTCGGTCGTTGTCGCTGTGGTCATGTTAAGAAAAGCATTATTAGTGCATTTGATATCCGCATTGCCGTTGGCCCCTTGGGTCTGTACGGCCACAGTTCCGTCGGAAGTAGTTTTAACACGCCGCGCCGTGGAGCCGCCGTCGTCCGATCCAGAGATTTGAATGTCGTCGATGGTATCGCTGAGGGCAGTAATTAGATTAACTAACGTCAGTCGCAGGTTAGACGGCACCCCCACTGCTCGCCCCGTCACGGTCACGGTCCCGGCTGAGTAACCGGATATTCGCGCTCTGACGGCTTGCAGGCCCGCGACAGGGATTTCCCATATCGTGACGCCCGAAGTGGTTACTGTCGTATCAAGCACCTGAGTTCCCAGTTGCACGGCATTGAGAGCGGAATAGTTTGTGGCGTCCCCCGTTCCCTCGAAATTGACAGTTGTGCCACCGGAGCATGAGGCGCAGTTGACGGTAACAATGACGGTGGACATGCCGCTAACTGTTAAAGCCGTGCCGTTGCCGTCGGCTGTTGCGGCGTTTTGTAGAGTACCCGAGATAATCGAACCTTCAATCGTAACAGGCTGTTGCGACCAAACATGAACCGGCCACAAAAGAGCAATGATTAAAATTAGTTTTTTCATTCGTACTCCACGTCCAAAACGCAATCACTTGCCGTTACGCCCGTAGTATCATTATCAGCAATACCAGTAACAATCGTGATCGCTATGCCTGTGCTAAAAGCTATCCCGCCCGGTGGCGCATAGATAGAATGCACGCCCGCTTGTGCCGCGAATGTACGCACCACGCCCGATCCTGGCGTTGGTGCTCCCGCTGTGTTGTGAAATTTAACAAAGATGGGAACCGCTGAATTATTAAACAGAGTGATGCCACGCACCACGCCCGCGCTCGCTTTGATATTAGCTGCATCGCCGCTGCCAGCCGCTACGCGATGGAAAGTAGAAGCAGCCGGTGCGCCACCAAGCGCGGCCAAAATCTCGTCCAATACGCCGCCGGATTCGAGAGCTAGGGCTGAAGTATTTAGATTCGTGCCAGCATTGGCAGTAACAGAACCCGTGACGGTTACGTCATTGTTTGCCCCGAGATCAACAGTGAGGGTGCCTTCAACGGCAGCTTCGATGGCAGCCAGTGATACCACCCCGGGGTCATCTGCGGCCAGAGTAACCCTTGGCGTATTCGCTGCTACATTTCCCGCCCCCGCTGTTACCCCTGCCTGTCCAGCAACAATGTTGACTTTTGCGCGGTCGGACTCATCCCAATCATCAATCGCAGCAAGTGAAGTAGCGGCGGCAGCAAGATTGCCGCCGGATTCCAACGCGAGGGCAGAGGTGTTGAGATTAGTACCGGCATTGGCGGTTATGGTTCCGCTGACTGGCTGTGTAACACCTGAGCCGTCTACGGTTAAAGTCCCTGTAAGCGCCGCTACAGCCGGATCATCGCTGGCAAGCGTTACGCGCTGCACGCCAGCCGCTACCGCGCCGGCTCCGCCAAGAGCGTCAGTTGCAGCACCATCGGCGCCAAGCGAGATTTTCACCCGCTGATACCATACGCTAGTAATATCGTCTGCGGCTATCGCGGTCCCACTGCCAGCGGTAATTTCAACATTGTCTGCCATCTATGGCCCCGTTACCCACTCGCCCTTTGTAACCGTACCGCCCGCAGAGCTTGTGGATTGTTTTTGATCTACTGTACTTTCATCGTCGGCGTATAGTTGCGTGGTCGTGCCATCATTGTCCTTTTTGTTCCGCCAAGACTTGTAGATGTAATTTATTTTCGCGGCGAGGGTGGTTGTCGCTGCCGGCGCTCCCTGCCCCGGCTCCGCATAGGTATCGGTCGCTAGGGCATCCACAACCTCGGCGTTAACTTGGGCGGCACTTAGATCGTTTAGCGCCGCTACGAGATTAAACTGTTTAGGCACGGGCGATGCCGCGCTAGTTGTTACCATCACATAAACAACCGCGTACCACGCGCCCGTGGCGAATACGGCATCAGCAATATCAAGCCTGTAAAGTCCCGGCGCTAGGGTATTGGAAACCTCTTTCAACCCCCAATCTGTATGAGCGTCCGTAAGCGCAGATAAGTCGCTCAGGCTTGATGTTACATCGGTAACGACAACATCATTATCTGTTTCTACCCTGGTATAAGATACAGTTAAATCGGAGGAATCCAATCCAGTCGCACCACTGCCATCGGTTTGTGCCGAGTCGGGAATAAAAACCAGAATCGTTCTGTCGGTTGTGCCTATGAGAATATCTTCCATTAGACCAACCCGCCCGACATACTACGTGGATAATTTAGTCCGCCGCCACTCGATACGTGTTGCACGGCACCTTTATCTAAATTCCCACCGGGATACGCGCCGCCCCAGACGTTATCAACGTCCAGCGGAGCAAAGTACACAAAGCGGTTAGCGAAGGTGTTGCTGCCGGACTTGGCAAAGGGGGTAGAGCCGAGACTTTCGTTGTCGTCGGTGAAGACGGTGTCGGAATCCAAATCATAGGCAGTTGCACAATTAAAAACTGCGTTATTTGCAACCGCCCAGTTGTCCATTGTCGTAGTCCAGTCGTTTAGAGAAATGCCTATTCCCCCAGTACCACTGAAACCTTCTATTAAATTGTTGAACACGACCACGGAGCCGTTAGTATCGAAGTAAATCCCTTTCCCTGTCCCGCTCGAAGATAAAATAGAGTTATGGGCGATAATTATATTGGCGTTTCCTCCAAAACACTGAATCCCATCATTAGCACTGCTAGCCTTTAGGGTAATTATGTTTCCCCAGATCGTTCGGTTAGATTCAGCCGCTCTGATCGCCATACCGTTGCTAAACGTGTTGGTCGGCCCCTCGAAAAACCAACTACCAAATACATTCGCGTGCAACGCCACGCCCCCGCAATTAGAAAAGCTACACCCGAAAACCCCACCATGATTTGCCCCGCCGTTATTATCTAAGGCCGAACCGTTGCTATTGTCGAAAAAAACACAATCTTGAAAATAATTTCTCCCATCACCATCAACAATCACTATCTTTTCTGTGCCAGTATTGTGAAGATTCAGCCCTATAGCCGACACATGGTTTTTGTTCCAAAGAGCAAAATTGCCGTTGTTTCCGTCTAAACCCCCGGCACCGTCTGGCCCGCCGACCCAATTTCTCAAAACTGTTTTAGCTGTAAGCGTGGGACTCCCCCATGTAGTAAAGTCCAGGGACGCCGATAAAACGTCCTCGCCGCTCACAAAAATTTTATCACCGTTAGTCGTATCCCTGGTTACGTTATCCAAGACGTGCTGTACGGTTTGAAACGGGTTGCCGCTTGAACCGTCGCCAGTCGCGTCGTCACCTGACGTAGTGGCGACGTATGTTTCTGTAAGCGCACCCATTTACCCTAGCATCGCATTGATGCCACTGGCCTTAGTTGCCTGTGCCCTGAAGGGCGGGTTGGGTACGCCAACACTTGCGCCGCCATTACCCAAATCAACCACCTGACGGACGGACTCCATGAGGTTAAACAATGTCGCTAATTCTGTCGCCGTCATATCATCGGCTCCCGCTAAACCGGACTTATTCGGCACAACTGCGCCAGCATCAAGCGTGGCGAAGATTGCTAGCCCGTTGGCATCATCGGCTATGGCTTTTAGGTGATTAAACACCCGCGCCACTTCGCCAGAGCCGGCGCGTACAAAGTTTACGAGATTGTCAACAATCCCTTGATCCTGGGGGGATAATTCTGTGTATAGTGCCATTGTAAAAACTCCTTTAATCTCAAAGCCCGTGATCCCTTTTCCACTTGCTAAAGGCGTCTTGAGTTTTCTTAAATTCTTCATCGAGCGCTTTGTTACGAGCGATTTTTTCTTTTTCCGCTTTAGCGTGCGTCTCTATTTTTGCGCGATAATCGGCGTCGGCTTTACGGTTCATATCCTTCGCCTGCTTTTCCATGGTCAAGATCGAACCTTCCAGTTCCGCAATCTTATCATTGAGGAGTTCGATTTCGCCGCCAAGTCGCGCTCCGAGGCCTTCAAACTCCCGCTCCTTCGCTGCTTTTTTCATCGCGAATTCCCGAGCGAGTTCTGCTTCGCGCTCTGCGTTGGCTTGCGTCAGGGAGTTAAGAGCCGCACGTTTGGCCGCAATCTGCTTCTCGATATCTGCCAACTCGCGCTCTCCGGACTCCTTTTTTTGCTTGATGCGGACATACTCACGGAGGCCGACGCCTGCCAGCGCCCGCAGTTTCACGTCCTGCTCGAGCTGGCGCGCTGCGTCCAATATTTGGCTGTCTGTCAACTCTGTTGGTTGAGCCATTGCTTACCCCTTTCTGATCGCGATCGCCATCCCGATCGTTACTTTAGTGTCCGCGCTCCCGTCTACAATGCGCGGCATTATATGCGCCAATAGATCCATGGACCGTTTGATGGATGGTTGATCGAATACGAGATTGTTTCGTTCACCATCATTGATGTAATTAAATCGTCCCGGAATAATGCCTCCAAGAATTTCCACGCGGGCGCCTGCTAGGTCGCCTACCACATGAAAAGTTCTCTGCGTCGGTAGCCCGTAGAGTTGAAGATGCCCGTGCGGTTGTCCTTCGTCGCCGTTTCTAAGATCCTCCCAAATTACCACCGAGCCGTCTTGGGTCAGAGTTTCCTTGAATAAAACCTGCATCGTGCCTCCTACTGAGTGTACCCGCCAATGAACACATCGATCGTGTTAGTAGCCACGCCGATCAAACAGATCGCGTGTCCGGTCGTTACCTTGATCGGCGTCGGCAAGGGGATGGCGTTTAGGCCGTTGGCCGCGATCGGTGCGTTGAACCTTTCCGATCCGTCGCCGATATTAGGGAATACGTTGGTAGTCTCCGTGGCGCAATTTGTGCCCGTACCGGATCTAAGCGCATAAGTGCCCGAAGTGCCCGTGCTTGTCTGGACGGCGATTAGGGTGATGTAATGACTTTGCGTGGACACGCCCGGCACGGCTTGGCATTGCGTCAGAGTCGCATCGATAGCCTGAAGAGAGCATCCGAACGCCGTCGGCGGCGTGGTCGGAATTACTCCCACCGCACCAAGATAATTCGGCGTACTCTGGCCGCTCGCCACCAATGGGAGCGCCAGAAGAAAAAGCGCCAAGAACAATTTTTTCATCAGTAAGTACCCCCCGGTCTAAATTCCGGCGTAAAGCCAATAACCTCACAATCCCCCTGTGTCGATAAAACCCACTTGTGATAGCGGTCATACTGCCCGCATGTATGCCAGCCGCTCTCTATGTCCTCGACCGCGGCCTCGGTGTGTTCATCCGGCTTGCCTAATTCTCTGACGTGCCACGGGACGACGGTGGCGGCGCTCGGCTTGGTATTGTATTCAGGCTTGACTCCGAACATTTGAGAGAGTCGTGCCGGGTCGCCGTGATAGCCAGTCGTCAAAAACATCGGCCCCGGATCCCCGCTCCTTTGCTGCGGAACGAAACTCCCGTCGATAAAGATGCTTGAGTTAGTGGAGATCGGCAGCGGTAGTTGATTGCTCGTTATGCCAAAATAGGGGACGCTCGAAACGTCGCCGTGGCCGACGGCCCAGCGGCGCGCGCGAAGGTTGTAGGAGACGAACATATCGCAGGTCGGCGCATCGGGCGCGTTAATTGAAACGAAGTGCCAGTAAAGCGTCGACTGTGAAGCATCGAACCACCCGATAGTTTCTTCGATATGATTGCCGTCCAGCATTCTGAAAAACCACCTGGCAAGATTATTCGGGATACGCTGCGGCGTGTAGCCCGTCGTAATCCAGAAATCGTCAAGCCCGATATACGCCACGAAATCCGGCCCCTGGATCACACAACCCCTGCCCCATGTCCCGCTTCCGCCCGAAATGATTTCCCACAGCCAGCCGAAAGGAGCGCCCTGTTGGCCGATGTAGATGGAGTTTTTCTTAAAGGCGAGCGCGTTTCGGTTAATAAAAGCGCCTGCCACGATCGGCCCCGGAGTATCTAAGATCCGCCCATTTCTGGCCAATGTGGCTGCGCTGTCGGTGAAATCCGTGTTATCTCCGATCGCGGAGGAGAACCATTGATCGCCGACAAACGCCAGCGCCTGGAGAGATGCCGTAGTCGTGATCAGGGTGTTCGCCGGAGATCCGGAGATCGCAGCAAACGACCCCGCCTTGGGACACCGAAAAAGCCCGCCGTTGAGAGCCGCGGCGCAATGAACATCGTCGCCATATTGGGCAAAATCGGCGAGGGCGCCGGCAGTATGAGCGAAGCCGGCGCCAACAGCCGACCATGTGCCGCCCGATAGTCGGTAAAAATCCACCTGAGTAGACCCATTCTCGACCGCAGCGAATAAAGCCGTACTTTGATCGATGTAATAAGCCCGAAACGCGCCGATGGGCCTAGCTGGCAGGGCGGCGCCGAGAGAGGCCGTATCATTCAGCGGCCTAAATCCTGCCGGCGTTGGCTGCACGTTTCTGGCGTCCAAAATAATACCCGGAGTGGTTGCCGGCAGATCCGGCGCGAATTCCGTTAGCGGGATCAATCGGCCGCTTCCTGATCGAAAGAGTCCCATTTTGTTCTTACCACGCCTCCGGACTTGGGCCTTCCTGGCTTTGCTGTTCTCGTTCCTGATCTTGCAGGGAGATCTTTTCGCTCTCTGCATTCTCCAGCTCCATCGCCGCAGCCTCTGGGTCATACATGCGCTCACGGTGAATGATGTGCTTTGTGTAACAACGGATTAGCCTCTCGGCCGTCGTCGTCCAGAAATTACTGTCTGTCACGGCTCGGGGCGGGAAAGGGGCTGAATAATAAGACAGCGTGATCGGAAAGAATTGGATCGGATATGGCCAACAGTAAATGCGTTTCTGATAAAAGGCGTAATCTGTTGGATAGACCGTGACCGGTGCTGGCCGGATCACATCGACCTTGCGCAAGTTTCGGTAGCTCGTTTTCCCTAGCTCGTAGCGAAGATTGGCCGCTGTGATCTCAACTGTCGTTGGCGCAACGTAGTCAATCGGGGGAATGATCTGGTTGATGGTGGGGACCGTTGAGAGCTGTGTCCATTTGTTGCTCGCCGGTCCTCGACTATCCGGCCAAGCCTCCACTGTAGCCCAGGTCACTTCGTTGTCTACGGTAGTCCCGAAGTCTCCGACGTTGAAAATCGGCCCGGGCTGAGCAGCTAACGTAAAAAGCCGATGGTCGAAGGTTGGTATAACGGTGCCGTTATTGCCGGAAGTGAGAGCGACAAAAATATATTCGTTCCCATCGTCGGCAGTCTCCCGGATTGTGTATCCGTAGGGCACGAAGAGGCTCCCTGCCCACCCGCCGATGTCGGTATTATCTATCTCTGTGAAAAAAAAAGGCTGGCGCGACCAATGCCGGATGGCATCGCGTGCGAAGTCTTGCACTTGTCCGAGAAGATCGGGGCGGTGAAGCTCGCGAATAATTCGCTGTAGCATCTCACCGAAAGTCCTCTGATCGGAATTGAGAGGATCATAGGCCTGTGGCACTTGTGCGGCTCCATCGCCCCATCGTTACAGGTAAGGATGATTTATCGCCCCTTCATTGGACCAGCTTTCTTGCTGGCATGAAGCTCGCCCGGGGCTCCGTGCCCCATTATTTCACCAGACTTGGAATTGACAGTCTCTTCCATGGAGTCGGTCTGACCGTGAGCGGCGAAAACCTCGTCATAGGAAAAAAACGGAGAGCTGTCCGGAGTATCGGCCCGGCCTTCCGATTCGTTATACGCGCTCTTGCTACGCTTGGGCATTTTAGTCCTCCTTCTGTTCTGGGTCATCGAGAAAACGACTCGAATGACCGCATGAACGCAAATGTTGACGGATACGCTTGACCTGTTCCGGCAGTGGTAGATCCTCAAAGTGCTTCGGCTTTGCCTTTTTCCGCCGATCTTCGATGTTCTCGCTCAGCTTTTCCCTGGAAAGATCCATCACTGCGCTTTCGTTTTCTCGCCTTCGGTAGTCCCGAGGAGCGAACGGACTATCTGGTCGGTCGCCCCTCTGGGGCCCTTGCGAGGGTAATCGGGATACGGCTCGGGCGGTTTTTCATCGCAATCGTAGCCGCCCTTAAATGGGACAGGCTTTTCCATTATTCGTGTTTCACCAAGGCTACGCCATTCACTACGACTTCCGCTGCTGCCTGTGCTCCTGCCCCGGTACTCGGCCTGAGTCTCAGATATGCTGACGCGGCGCTGGTATAGAGAATCTGGCCAACTCTGTTGGCGATAGCCGTGGCATCTGTCAATCTGCCGCCTGCTTGGCCGGTGGTGATGCCCGATTGGTAGACGTTGCCCTGTCCGTCTTCCAGCACGAAAACCAAGGCAGCGCTTCCATCGAGATCGCCTATATCGATCGAATAACCTCCAAGGCGTCCCGGCGTCGGAACGTAGAACAGCCCGATCAGGTCCGACGTGCCCAAGTCTTGGCTGGCTGGAATATTGGCTCCGGGTGCGTTCGCCGTGCTAAACGGGATTATCTGTGGATAAACCCCGGTCGGAGCCCCGGCCGCGCCTAACGCGTATTTATCAGTTGAGAAAACAGCCATAAGAACCCTCCTTAATCCCTGCCAATGCCCACTTATTGAGTCAAAGTGGCTTGAGCGCTTGGACTATCCCGGTCAATTCCGTATGTATCGATCGCGATAGACCCGAAATCGACCGAATTGAAAATCACCTTCTTGACTCCCCAGATACTCGAGACGCCGATACCCATCTGGCGCCCGAAGTCCCTGAGTTCCTCCAGCCAGCGGAACCGGTTCTGTTCGCCGGGGTATCTTCCGAAGGCCAGCGTGGCGGCTTGAGCGCCCATGAAGATTGAGCGCTTAGTGTTGGCCTTGACTGCGCCGGCGTTCGTAACTGCGTTCGGCACGCGGGCGTTCTCGTGCAAAAGGACATTGTGATACATGCCAACCGCCTCCCACCAGATCGGGTTATCTCCGACATCGCCGCCCGACATCGCCGCCTTCTCGATATCGAGCCATTGGCCGGTCGTAGTCGACGTTCTGAGATCGGTTACCTGGCTAGGGTGCATACACTGGATATGAACCTTGCGCCCAGATACCACCATCGGACGGACGCCAGCAGTGATCGATTTGGCCCATGCAACGGCGATATCGATAAGCCGAATGTCCATCGGATGGGAACTTGTCAAAGAGTCCGCGTCGGTATTGGTGCCGCCCGGGTAGGGCGCCACGATATGGCGCGAAGGAACGGCCGCAGCCGCGTTCGGCGAAGGAGCGGTGGCCGCCTGCAATCCGGTGTGTCGGGTATCGGTAAGCTGGACCTGAGAACCGGTCTGGTTGGCCACGGCATGGTCGGCGCGGGCCGCATACCAGTCGCCCAGCCTATTGCGAGCGATTTTCCGCATGTCGAACAAAACCCGTTGGATCGAGATGGGCCCCACGAGCAAAACCGCATGCGCGAGTTCGTGAACCACAAGGGAGTCGCCGTAAGTGGTCGGCTGCTCCTCGTTCCCGGTCAAGGTGTTAAGATCGAGCGTGCCAAGTCCGGAAAGCAGGTTGGTTACCCCGTAAGTGATCTGGTCGCCGGAGTTCTTGGAAAGGTTGTCCAAGAGGTACACGCACGCGCTCTCCTCGCGAGAGGCGCAGCGCATAAACCACATCTCTTGGAGAAATGCCGCAAACATCTCCTTGGCCCATCTTTTCGGCGTCAGCGGATCGTTAGTCTGATAACTCCATTCCGCGCAAGCCGCGACCGGGCCGTGGTAGTCGTAGGATTCCCGTGCGACTACTTCGTCGGTGTTTAGGTCTATGACGATTTTGGTATTTACTCGCATAGGGACGTTCTCCTTATTTTGTCCGGAGTAACGTCCCGGCTGTCGATGGCTGCACGCTAACGCGGTGCAGAATTGGCGAGGGTTATATTAACTGTTCAAGGGTGTGAATATCGTAAAACGGAAAACGTGTCAAGGGGCATTAAAAATAATTTGACTTCCGCTGGATTCGAATTTGAACGGGACGTGAACCAGACGACTTAATTTTTCCCGAACCATGTCCTGCTTTTCCGGGGGAACAAAGAAGACCATGAATCCGCCGCCGCCGGCGCCAAGGAGCTTCCCGCCGATTGCGCCCGCGCGTCTTCCCTCTGCATAAATTTCGTCTATCTCCGGGGTCGTGACACCCGGAAGCTGGCGCTTTAACAGCCAAGACTCGTGAAGAATCTTTCCAAACCAGATCCAGTCCTCGTTTAGTAGGGCCGCCAGCCCGGCATTGGCATATTCCTGCGTGCGCTCCAGATCGAGCCCCTCATGATCTATCAACTTGACGTATGTTTGGGCAATGTCCGAGGCTGTCCGCTGCCTGCGCGTATAGACAAGCATGAGATGATTTTCAAACTCCTCACTGATCGTGAGTTCTTTTATCCGATAGCTGCTATCCGACAAAAATTGGATAAAATTTAACCCCCCGTAGGCCGTGATCATCTGATCCTGATGGCCAACGCATTCCTGCATTTTTTCGCGCTCGATCCAAATGGCCTGGCTCGCGATCGCATGCGCATCGTGCGGGGCCCCCGCGAGCGCATGTAGCGCACTTAACAGGCCGACCGTGAACGCCGAACTTGAGCCGATCCCGCTTCTCGCCGGAAGGTCCGCGTCGTGGTGAATTTCGAGTCCGCGGTGAATTCCGAGATACTTGAGCGTTTCCCGGATACCGGGATGCTTGATTTCGTCTACGGTGCCGCAGTTTTCTATCTCGCGGTAAATCAGGCGATACCTGTGATCGAAAAAGGGCGGGAGATAACGGCAGGTAATATAGCAATATTTGTCGATGGTAGTGGCCAGGACTGCGCCGCCGTGCTTGGTGAACCACTCGGGATAATCGGTTCCGCCGCCGAAAAAAGAGATGCGGAACGGAGTCCTGCTGATAATCATGGATCATCTCCCGGTAGCTTGTGGATTCCCTTGGGCGGGTAAAGCTGATGGATTCGGCAAAAATTCTTGTAGCGATAGCGGTGACGCGCTCTATTGGGACAGCGCTGCCCGTTGCGCGTCTTTGCATCGCATTGAGGCATCGCGCGGCCGACACGGAGTTCCGTCAGGGTAAAGTTTGATTTGCAGTGGGGGCAGAGCATTCCGGCATTTGATAATCAGCCAGCGACAACGGCCAGGGTTGAATGTGAAAACTCTCGATCTGCGGCACGGCATAGACGGGAATCCCGAGGCGCTTTAGCCGAAGAAAAAAGCTAAAATCCTCTCCGAGCCCGAACGGGTGAGCGCTGGACGGCGGGAACATAGTAAAAGGCAATTCTCCCGAGGCATAGATCGCGTCGAATACTTTCCGGCGAATAAATAGCGTTCCGGCGCCGGCGCAGTTGACGTTGAGAACGCCCTGCGCTTCCCGGTCCCAGGCAGCCACGAAGCTCAACTTTTCGGTTTTCTCATCGAAATTGAACAGCGTCGGCCTAAACGGTGCGGATTTCTGCACGTAAACAGCGGATACGACATCGGCTTTGAGTTGGTCTGCGGCGTGCTTTAATCGCACGAGAACGTCGGGCTCGAAGAGATGGTCGGTATCGAGCATCAATACCCAATCGCCTTTGAAATTCTCTGCGATCCAGTTTCGGGCCATGGCGTGAAGAGAAGACTTAGGGCGGTCATAGTGGATTTGCTGACCAGGCGGGAGCCCGTATTCGCAGTTGAACAGCGTCATCTGATGGAAAGCCCAACAGAAGTCTTCGAACACGGACGGTACGCCGCCCATGTAGTAGGCTGAACCTATGATCTTATTTCGGTAGAGCATTCGTCCAACTCTCGTTTATGTGAATCACGTCGTCGTCAATCGCGCTACAGACAAGCCCGTGCCCCTCGTAGTTGTTGTAATCGATAGGTTGATACACGTCGACGAAAAGCCCCGCGGCATGAACCATGCGGTAGATATCGGCCTGCTTGATCGCTCGATCGTGAAACGCGCTTGCGCCATCGTGGAACATCGCTTGCGGATCTACGCTCTTGTGCTGGTTTTCGTGCGGCCTGCCGCTGTCGTTTGGTACGGTAATGACAAGCCTTCCGCCGGGCTTCAACACCTTTCGGCAATTCTTGAGAATCTCAATGCCGTCTCCTTCGGAGAGATGCTCAAGGACTTCGCCGAGAATTACAGAATCGAATTCTTTTTCGAATGGTAGGGCTTCCCTTGCATCGGCCACCACGTCGACCGGGCACTTTCGCGGGAGAAAGCCTTCCGGCCATTCGTCCGTCACGTCGAGATTGACCACGCCTTCTGCCTTGAGATCGAGCGGGTCATTGCCGCAGCCTAAGTTTAGCGTTTTCCCGGCCATGTAGCGGCGCTGGAACTGAAACTGAGCAAACCACTTGAGCCCGTTGCCCTCTATGAAGTTCGACCATTGATCGACTGCACGTTCCCAATTGAACCAATGGCGCGCGTCGGGCATCATTTCTTTTCTAATGGCTTCTTGAGCTTCGGCGTCGGAGGCGAGGTTGATCAGCTCCCACGCGAAACGGCATTGCGTGAGGCGGTCGACTTTCGGGTCACCGTCGAGCAGGATGCCGTGGCGCGTATTATCGGCAAGCCCGCCGTAGGCTCGCGTGATAGGAATTGCCCCGCAGGCCTGAGCTTCGCAGACAGAAATGCAATAGGTTTCGAACATCTGACACGGGTAAACCCATAAGCCGGCAGACATGAGTTCACGGTAGAGTTTTTTCTGGCCGATTCTCCCGTGCCAGAAAACTCCCGGGCGATTCATCAGGCGCTGGGCCTCTTCTTTGAAGGTCTTGAATTGCGAGAAGTGGGGATGGAAATCGATTAGCTTGTCGATATTGTCAAAGCCGTAAAATATGTGCAGCTCGAGATCGGGAACGCGCTCGCGCGCGCGGGAAAAGATCCACAAGAGCGGCATCAGCCCGCGGTCTGGGCTTGACGTATAGATCAACTTTTTCGGGTTTCTTTCCGGCATTCCCTCGGCCTCAATTTCCCGGATAAGGTCTGTTTTAGAGCCGTAGTTTCCCGTGATCCAAAGTTTATCTTTGAGAAACGGGTGCATCTTGAGCATCAACTTATAGTGCTCCGCGGTGAGCACGCAATATTTGTCCAGTTTTGCTATGCGTTTCGGGGTAAGTTGATCTCCGTAATGCTCATCCTGTGCCATGAAGACTACCGTTTGGCCCGGTCGGTTTTCGGGCTCGCCAAACTTATCCAGAAATTCAGGATTCCTGTAGATAACCCACAGTCCCGGCTCTGAGTAATCAGCGTCTTTGAAATGCTTCCAGGTTGTGCCGCGCCACTTCGGATCGCAGTCTTTCGGGATTGGGGCGTAGCTGATAACTTCGTAGCCGCGGCGGGCAAGGCGCCAGGCGAGTTCGATCTGATGTATTTCGCTTCCACCAATACCGGTTTCCCCATTAGCATATGACCAGCTCTCAAAGAACACGCTAGCGTGTAAGTGAATTTTCATAAGTTGTCTCTACGATTCCATGGGAGTTGATCCGATAGAATTCTTCATATCCAGGTATCGGACGAAATTCTGAATTCATCCGAGTTCTTCTAAGCGTTTATTGAGAATGCGACCGGCGGTTTTGTCTTGCTTGAGAGCTACATATTCATCGTCGGAAAGCGCCGCCAAGTCTTCATCCGTAAGCCCTGCCACATTTTCCATCGGGTCGCGCTGCGAGTTCTTCGTCCCGCCCAAGCCCTGCAAGGCTTGGCCCTTCTTGATGCGCGCTATTTTCTCCTTGGCCTTGTTGAGATCGACCCCCTTGGAGTCATCCGGTGGCAGCGGCTCGGCTGCCGCCTTTGGTTTCCATCCGAAATGATCCTTGGCGAGTTCGACCACGGCCTCTGCCGGGCTACCCCCGCGCTGTTCCGCTGTGAACGCGAGCCCCATGAACATCGCCGCCGCGTGTTGGTCGGCTTCTTGGCGCGTCAACCCGCGTTTCTGCCAAAAATCGATGTGCTTTTGGTAAACAAAATTCGCCACTTCCTCGTATGGTACGTCGGGATGGCTCTGTTTGAATGTGGCCACGTCATTATCCAGAAATATTTTGATCCGACGCTCCGATTGCTGACGCTCGTTAAACTGTTCTTGCCACTGTCTTTGCTGTTCCTCTTGCTGTTTGAAACGGTCGATGACTTCTTTCTGTTCCTTTATGGACTGCTTCATGTCCCACATTTCGGCGCCGTATGGATCTTCGTTGGCGTCGGGACGTTTCGATTGAAGATCTGCTTCTTTTAGCCGGTCGGCCTCTTCTCTCTGAAAGTCTCTGCGTGCTTGGAGCTTTGCGTTCTCTTCGCGAAGGCGCTGAAGTTCTTGCATCTGCTGCTGCTCTTGCGCGCGCAAGCGATCGCGCTGCTCACGAAGCCGCTTGTTCTCGGCGACGTAATTCTGCTCAGGCCGATCCGGCTCCTTCTCGGGTTCTTTCTCCGGCTCTTTTGCCGGCTGCTTGTCTTCAACCTCGATCCCCTCGGCCTCAAGGGCCTTGCGCTCCTCTTCGGTGAGTTGATCGGGATCGTCCTCGGGAAGAAGATTCCCCTTTGAGTCAGTGATTTCAATTGCCATCGGATTCCTCCTCTAGCTCCTTTAGCGCCCAACGGGGCAGCGGATAATTCCAAGAAAAGATGTGTCCGTTATAACGGCAGACCGGACGGGCCTGGATAGTTGCCGCGATTCCAAATCCAGACCGCTCCCCCGCCGCGAGAAAGTTGGCCAGGTCGTCGTCGAGTTCGTTCATCAGAGCTGGCTATCGTTCGGGAATTTTATGACGGTGTTGTTTATATACACGCAAAAGTTGTAATCACCGCCGCCGAGATCCTCGATTATTACTCGCCCGTTGCTGGCCGGGCCTGCCTCTGGAAGATCGGCGGTTGGGATCAATTTTTCCTCAAGATCGATAATCATTATTCTCCTCCCGAATTCCCCGGATTGACGTAGATCACTTCACCGAAAGCCTGGTTACGCATTTTGTTGCTCAATAGTTCGTCCTGATCATCGGCCTGGCCTTGCGCCTTGTGCCTGATGCAGTGCGGGACCCCGCGGCGGGAAACATACACGCTGGGTTGCCCGCAGAACTGACAGGCCTTCTCGGGCGCTTGCGCGACTTGGGCTTGCGCCTTCAGCGCGATCGCGTCGGCCTCCGCTGGCGTGAGTTGGCGTATTGCAGGCGCGGTCGGTGCAGGATGGAGAGTCCCGGAAGGTGGAACATGCTGAAGCGGTTGCGGCCCCCCCTGGACCCAGCTCAGAACATCTTGAAGTTCACGAAGCTGTTTCTGGACATACTGAAGCGTGGCCACTTTGAAGAGTTCGATTCCCTCGGGTCCAAAGTCTTTCGTGGCAACCTGCAATCGCCGCATGGCTTTGATCAGCTCACGCTCTGTACCGGATGGCTTGACGGGCGTGACGTGATTAACCGGCGTGAGCGGGCGAGGAAAGATCTGCGCAAGGGCCGATTCTTCCTTCCGCGGCCTTTCCCGTCCGCGCTTGATTGGCGAGCCTGCTACCCCCGCCTGTCCCGTTCCATCTCTATTACGTTCTGTACCCAATTGTCCCTCGCGCGCGGATCGAGCCCTACGCTCTTTGCCTTGGCCGTCGTAAACCAATGCAGGCTCATCCGATCAAGCACGTCTTGCACAACCTGTTTCTCCTCGTAGATCACTGGCCCCAACAGATACCCGAGAATCTCCCTGGCGATTTTCTTCTGTTCTTCTGCCCACTGGAATGTCGCCAGGATCGCCTGCTCTGGCATTCCAAATTCATTTCCGCTCCCGATTTCGTGAAGGATGCAAACCGAACCATGCCATCTTGGAGGCGGAACCGCCTTCTTGGACATGGCGAAGAATTCAATAGTCACGGACACGCTGTAGTCTTCACCGAGCCGGCGATAGAACCGCGGGTCGAAACAATCTTCTGCGATTATGCAAGGGTCGGCGATAGCATGGGCGCGCATTTGCTGACCGAGGATCTCCAGTTCGTTTTGGGGAGGCAGCCCGGTGAGAATCATTTCAATGTTTTTAGCGTTAACCCTCTCTCGCGAACGGATTTTTCACCTGTCTTGTTGCCTTGGATTCCGAAAACGGGCTGCTGGCCGCTTTGCGGTCGTCCTGCATAGGCCCAAAGGGATTGGCCACGTTCTTTCTGTCGGCTCGTACCCCGGTAGGAATCTGCGCTTCGTTCTCTCTCTGGAAAGCGTTGTGAGGCTTCTGACCGTCCCTGTACTTCTTGCTCTGGTACGTCTGCATTTTGTCGCGAAGTTCAAATCCGCAGTTTTCGCAGATGTCTTCACGCTCAGTCCAACTCCATGTGGGGAGCCGACACTCGGAACAACGGATTTGGAACATGGGCTCCTCGGGAAGATGGCGAGCCCATGCTTCGGCTTTGCGATCGTGAGGGTTTAGGTCTTTGAGAAACTTGACTTCGCGGATATTGTGGATCGTGCCGACAGCATCTTGGTCGGGCGGCACGGGGCCGGCACCGGGCTCGAAGACGTATTTATCGGCCAGATCTTCTTGATATTCCCGGTACTGCTCTTCGGCGCGCTCTACGAGGTCAATGCTGGGTTGCGGCTGCGCCGTTTGCTCCGGCTGGGGCAGAGAGTTCTTGCGAGGCCGGCCGCTCGGTCTTTTGATCGGATTTTCGGGTGTATCCAAAAATCTCCCCCAATTCAGGTGGAATGACTTTCCATTTTAGGAGTGTTAGAAAATATGGCTCGTCGTCACTTAATTGAATTCCGTGTTTTTCCGCTACCGTTTCCAGAATGTTACATGCGGAATGCGTAAATTGCAAATTCAAAAATCCTTCGTTTGCGCAAAATAATAAAATCACCTGGACGGAGTTGAGATTTAATTTCTCGGCGAGAGCTTTCAAATCGTCCAAAATTCTCGTTTTGGATTTTTCCTTAATTTGTTCTTTCTTTTTTAATCGTGCCATCCAATGCCTCGCATTTCTTTGATTTCTGGCCTGCTCTAATTTAGTTGCCCAACGGCAATTGCTCGGTTCGTAATTCCCGTCGTTGTCAATACGATCCAGGGAATGCTTCGGGGTCGGCTTCGGCCCCATGTCGGCAAGAAAGTTTTCGAAAAACTCCCATTGTTAGGCGACCGAAGACGGTGCCAGTGAGATCAATAAAATTATGTGATATGCCTGTAGTAGCCATTTGCGTACCTCCATTGCGCAGCGGTTAGAGCCGTCGGCGGGCTGCTACTCGTCGGCGGCTTGTTTGTTTTTCCGCTCCCCATTTTCCGTTTTCCCGTTTCCATTTGCCGGATTTTCTAATCCTTTAGCACCTGGAATTAAACTGCTCAAGGTATTTAAAACATTTATTTCATTTTGCTCTCTTTTTTCTTTTGCGTCGGCATTTACTTTTAATGCTTCCAAAATCAGCCACGGCAATTCTAATTTCGCTTCTGTCTCGATCGCCTTGGCGGAAGCGAGGCTTTTTTGTGCGTCGGCTTTTAATTTTTCCGTCTTGGCAGCCTGGAGAGCTGGCGGGTCTTTCGGGCCTTGGCCCTTGCCGGCCGCTGCTGCCTGTGCCTGCTGCGCCTGGGCGGACGCCTTGATCACGGTCTTTTGCAATTGATCGATCAGCTGCGCCGGCAGATACGTGAATTTCAGGCAGTACATCAGAAATTCCATGCCCCCGGACGCCTTCATCAGCGAAGGGATGATCGGCTGGAGGTCTTGCCAGACTCGAGCTTTCAAATTCGGGTTGTGCTTGACGCTCTCGTCGACGGCCAGCCGGTATTTTTCCGGCAAATTCGATTTTAAGAGCGGGATGGACTTGCCATTAAACGGCCCGCCGATCTCCATCAGCTGCCCATCGGTCATAAATTCCTGGACAAAATTATAAGTAACCCGGGCTTCTTCTTTTCGGAAACGATTGATTTCGTCAAAAAACCAGCCGAAAATAGAGAGCGCTGCGGTGAGTCTCCCCTGCTGGGTCTGTTGGCCAAGCTCTCCCTCGGCCATGCCGAAGAATTCGGGCCCCAGGCCAATGACATCGGTGATCGCCTGCGTGGAGGCTTCGTAAAAAACCTGGAGCCCTTGTGGTAACTGCGGGAATTCACGAGGCTTTACCTTGTCGATTTTCCCTTCTTGGACGGCCACCCAGGCGTTATGTTTCGTCCACTCGTCTCTCGCGCGCGTTTCATTTACGAAGGTGTTTTTCTCGAAAATCGTGCCGCCCTTGGCGTTGTGGATATAATAATCCAGGCCCGAAGAGAGCGCTTTATTCTTGGTACGCTGCGGATCCACCATGTCCGGAATGACCCCGACAAACATTTTCTTGTCCTGGTCCCATTCTCCAGTCAGACACAGAAGCGTCCAGTAATTGCCAGGCAAATCGACCGGATCTTCGAGTTCGATCCCATTGGCGACGTATATCTGGCGGTATTTGGTCTTGGTCTGCTTAACGGCCGTCGGAAGAGGGATTTGCCGGCCGTTGAGCAATTCCTCGTCCTGGAAATCTTTCTTTAGGTCTTTCCAGAGGTCTTCCGAAATCTCCATCAGGCGGTTAGGATTGTCCGGATCTGCCAGACGGTAAACTGTCGCTTCGTAGCGTTCCTGGAACTGAAAGACTGTGATCGTGTGCTTATTGCCGCGCCCGGGGTCGACTTCCTGGTTAGCCTTTTGGTTGGCCAATGAATAGTTCGGCGTGACCAGCTCATATTTGTTGATCGTCCATTCTGGAGGCTCCGGCGCCGCGGCCTCGGTCATGTTGAGCTTTTCCTTGCCCCATCGCCGTTCGAATTCCTCTCTTGGGACTTCCCGCTTTCTGCAACGCCAGTCCGAATCTCTGAGCCCGATCGCCTTAGCCGATTGGTCCCAGTACATTTCGTCCCATGGAATCCGCTGCTTTAAGACTTGTCCGTCTAGGTCTTCGCTAAAATCGACGTAAACCTCAAACCAGCCCATGCCCGTGTTGCCAAGATCTTTGACCGCCAGGCTGCGCTCATAGGCTGCTTCGGATAGTTCGTCGACAGCGGCCACGGCCTCCGATGCCAAATCCCCCATAGTGTCGTGTTCGATCGGCGAATCGAGTGCGCGGGTGATAAAGCGCACATCGGTGCGATTTAACCGCTCCAAGCCAGTGAGGCTCCGCATAACCTTCCGGATTTCGTTGAACACGAGCACGGGCCGCTTGGCCTGCTGCATGATGACTTTATCGTAATCGTCCCACTGGTGGCCGTCGTACATGCGCTGCATCTCTCTGGCTTGTGCATGCCAAGCACGCACGGTCCCATAGGAATTCTTGACCTTGCGCATGACGCGAAGGGCGCGAGCCATGGAGTCGCGGTCAGTCCTGAGCGCGTCCATGGTGATCTGCGCCGATGGAGACTGCTGTGAGTGCTCTAACTGAGTGAAGGGTATATCGATTGAGTCAGCCACTATCCGCCTCTAGGTTTCTGTCCCCTCTTTTGGGCCGTGGCATAGAAAACTTGCTTGCCCTTCTTTTCGCCGTAGCGCTTCTTCATAGACTTCATTACTTTCGATCCCCGGCCTTTGAAATACTTGCTTATTGGCATTATGGCACTACCTCCGCGTGGGAAAATTGGTTCTTCTGTCTCTGGGCCTTCATCGCCTGCGATGCTATCCGGGCCATCTCGAACGTCACCGCATCGAGTTTCTTTCGCTTCTCCTCGGGGGAGTAATGTCTGTTCTCGATTATGGACTCTTGCTGCTTTCGGAGCAACGACATAGATTTCGCCACCGGGCGCATCAAGAGTTCGCGGCGCAAGTCTTCGGCATGCTTTACGTGATACTGCTGAAGCTCCGTGAAGTTTCGCTGGCGCCTCAGAAGATCGAACGTGCTCTTTGCTTCGCTGACGCGCGCGTATTCGTCATAGAACCGTTCGATCGATTCGGGCTGGCCGGGGAAGTTGGCGATAAGACCCCGCACTCCAGGAACATCAGAGATGCCACCAGCAGACGGTTTTTCTTTCATCTGGCCACGAAACGCGAGCCGATCGATTTGTTCCATCGTTAATTTGCCGGCGCCGCCAAAATACCCCTGCGCCAGATTCTCGATCTTGTTGGGCGGATAATTCAGTTTGTCGCCAAGCCACTTTGCTGTCTCTGTCGTATAGGAGCCCGATTGATATTTCGCCTCGGCCATCTCTTTGCCGCGTGGGACGAGCGGCCGTTCCCGAAACATGGAGTAATTGGCGAAGTTCTCAATCAACGGGACGAACGCCGTCGGTAGCGGATTGGGCAGAGAATTCATCACGTTATTCCCCAAATCCTTGAGCCCTTGCGGATCCTTGCTGTCGACGTATTCCATGATCCGCTCAACGCTCGATCCAAAAAGTAATCCAAGCTCAAAGGGCTTGGGAATTCTCCAGATTGGATGATTCGAGGAAAATTCCGCCTTCTCTTCTGCGGTCATGGTATTCCAGCGTTTCGTATCCATCTCGCCAGTTGGGATAATCCAGAACAAATATTTCTGCCAGCCAGGCTGCTCTTGATAGCGCGGATCGTCACGATTGGCCATGTAGAGAAGCACCGACGGCAGCGTGATCCCCACGCCCGTGCGCGTCAGCGTACCAACGGGACTCTCCTTGAAAGCCCTAGCGGTCTTATCTAGGCCTTGCAGGTTCGCGTTCAAGAACGCCGTGATTTGATTGAGCGCTCCCATCTTGGCACCGCGACGAGAGAAATCCAGTGTCACTTCCCTGGAAGCGAATGCGGCGCGCATCATTCCTTCCGTGGTCATGCCCTCTTTGGCAATCCCGCGCGAAAACTCTCCGAGGCGCGTCCCGGCTTCGCCTAATTCAGAAAGAATGCGCAGGCTGTCAATGGGGTGGCGCCAGACGTGTTTGACGGTTCCGCCGGTCAAGATATCTTTCAGTTGCCGTTGCAGGTGAGCGCGATCAAGAGATAGCAGCATAGAGTGCTCGCCGCCGGCCGCTTTCCACGCATCGAACATTTCATCCTGCTTCAGCATGTGAAAGACGCCCTTGACGAAATCGATTCCCGGACGATAGCCGTACTTGGAGAAAATCGTCGCGGTCCATTGGTCGCGGAGCGGATTTCTGATCGAAAACTCCGGAGACAAAACTGTTGCGCCCAGGCGCAGCGATCGAGCAGGAAAGCTCAGCAATCGAGTAAGTAGATTTGAGCTTTCGCCATCGAGGGCCATCATGGATTTATAAAGCGCCGGGTGAATCTGATACCAGTCGGTCTTGCCATTTTGCCAGACCGAGATGATATTTTTCCCGCCCGGAACATTCTGCGCTGGCCGAAAGATCGTAGCGAGCTGATCTAACAGTTGCGGGTCGTTGGTTGGCAGTTGGATGCCGGATTGATTAAGCGTGTCCCTGATTTTTTTCTGGACTTCTTTCAGGTTGAACTGGATCCCCTGAGAGGGCTTGGTGATCTTCTCGACGAATTTTCCGCTGCCTTCGCTGACATCGGCTAGATTCGTGAGCGCGCGCGCGACCCTGTTCCGCTCGGCCAAGTTAATAAACGAGTAGGTATTTTTGATGATCGATTCGAGCGGGTCGAGGATTTCTTTACCGGAGCCTTTGATTTTGTGGGTGGGCTTATAAAGATTCGCGAAAGTCTTGCCTGTTCCACCGAGCCCCTCTTCGATGTCTTCCATTAGGCGATAAAACGGCACGTAGGAATCGTTTAGCCGCTTGATTGCAGCATAGCCAGCGTTATCCAAAAAACCGCCGTCTTTCAAGTAATTCAAAACGCGGTCTTGGTAGGAATAGAGCCTTTGCGCCGTTGGCCCGAATTGCTGATGCAAAGTCTGGACGGTAGCCGCCGCATCGTTGGGATCGATCCCGGATTGAATGCCGCGCTGGTTTAATTCCATGGACCGCCGAGCAACCAGATAGCTCCGCAGTCCGTCCAGATCGTTCTCGACGGGCTTCAAGATATCCGAGAGGCCTTCGCCCGTTTGTTGAAGCGTCCTGAAATCCCTGGTCCCTTTGGTCAAAAATAAATCCGCCTTGCCGATCCACCCGCGGAAAAGACGCGCCAACTTATACGGATCTTTGGAAACATCAAGTGGTTGCCCCCGAGCCATCCTGTCGGTGATGATTTTGATCGGGTTCAAATCATCTAGGGTAGCCGTATAGGCATCGCTGAAGCTCAGCGCGCTCTTCGCCTTCTCTCCAACGGAGATCTGCGAAGCCACCTTGGCGATCGCGGGCTGCGCCTGATATCTGGCGTATTTCGTTTGTGCCTGTCGGAGAGTTTCGAGCGCGCGAGGGAAGCCGTTCTGAAGCGATTGCTCGAAGAACTGGAAGAATTGCGGCGCGGCCTGCTGTGCTGTCTGGGGATTCGTCACGTAGAGTCTCACGAAATCCGCCAAGCCTTCTTCCGCGTATCCGCCGGCCGGCACGCGCGCGCCGTAAAGCTGCTGGCCGAGCTGTACGAGTTCGGGATGCGCAGCCGCCCTGCGCGAAACGCCGGGCAGGAATTTCTTGGAAAAGAAATGGCCGACCTCGTGCGTGGCCACGTCGACATCGTTGGCGAGCTTTAATCTGACCACTTCCTCTGGCCGCTTAAATGCCCCGCGTGCCCTGCGTTGGACGAAGGGAAAGAATCCTGTGCGAATCGGCAGATCCAATTCTTTCTGAAGATCCCGGATGATATCGCCGCGTCTGACTAATTTTTGCGGTCCCGTCGGTGTCTGGTAATTTTTTTGCAGCGGGTCAAAGGACTGCGGAATATTTTCGTAGCTTCGGCGAAGCTCGGGGAAGCCGAGTTCTTTGGGCGGTTCCGGAATATCCGTGATCCCGTTTCTGATCAAGACTTCCTTGGCGGCTTCCCGGGTTACTACGCCGCTATTGGGGTCGCGGAGGATCATTTTCGCATCTTCGATCTCTTCTTGTATCGCCTGCTTGGAAATCTCGGGATGGACTTTAGCCGTTCTGGTTTTCTGTTCTGCCTGGATTGCGCCCTGCTGGAGACTGCCGGGCTTATATTGCTTGTGCATTTCGCGGAGCTGATCGTCGGTCTTGCCGGCAAGAGACTGAGCAAATTCTTCGGCAGGGCCGATCTTGGCCGGCGCCTGTTGCCCTTGCCTGGCAAGAACACGCTGGCGCAACGCTTCGGCATGTGGGCCCGGCGCTGGGCCAGTGGGGACTTTCACCTGCGCTGGCGGTGGCTGGGGCGCTGCGCCTTTTGGTTGAGGCGGCGGTTGCTTCCCGGTTAATTTCGTCGGTCCCGCTTGCGCTGCTTTTTCCGCGGCGATCGTTTTCTGTAACGCCGCATTCCGTTGCTCAAGTCCTGCGATTTCTGTGGCAATATCCTGTTCGCCCTTGGGCCGCATGGTGAACCCTTCGCCAGCGACCGATCCGGGCGTCCATCCTGGCGGCGGCTCCAGCATCTTCGGCGCTGGTCCCTTTGGCACGGGCATGGGCGGCTTTGCTCCGCGAACCAGCTTCAATCCGAGCGCGCCGCCTGGGCCGGCTGTGAGAAAATCCGCTGCTACGGAACCCGCCGCCGCCGCTTTGGGAGATGCGCCCATTTGGCTCAAGCCTTCGAGCGCAGCACCGGAGGCGAATTCGCCGGCGATCGCTGGGGGCGTAGCGGCCAATGGTGCTAACACTGGAGCTGCTGCCGCGCCTAACGCGGACTGATGGCTGGTCGGATCAAGTGATTGATATGCCCCGAGGGCCATTTCGCCGACTTGCTGTAGCCCAGATGACACAACATCTTTGGCCCGTGTCAGCAAGGGCTTCTTGCGCAGGTAATCGATCACTTCCGTGGCGCTATATCCGGACTGGCGTGCTTGTTTGATTTTCCCATGGACGAACCCCTTGATCTCGTCGTCGGAATATCCGGCCTCTCGCGCCGTGGTGATTTTGTCGCTCAGCGCTGGCCAAAGTTGGTCGATTTGCACGGATTATCCCCCGGGCATGCCCTTAAAGATATCGTCAAGGGATGGGCGTTGAGAACTTTTCGCTGGCGGGTTCTTGGGCGCTCCCGCTGGCGCTGGCGTACCGGCGGGCGCCGGGGCTTCTTTGGGCGTCGGCGCCGGAGTTGTCGCCGTCGGGTTAGGAAGGCCGAAAGCACGGTAGACTTGATCGGCAAATTGATTTTCGAGCGCCGCCCGCTGCTTGGGATCCGCTTCCGTCAAGAACGGGGTCAAGCTGGTTCGATAATCGGTGATCAGTTTTTGTGCCTCAATGACGCTTCGCGCAACGCGGTTGGCTTTGTCGCGTTCGTTCTGAGCCGTAATTCCCGCCAGGGTCGCGTCCACGCGCGCCATCGCTGCATTGACCTGTGCTAATCTGGCTTGACTGGTCAAATCTTGACCGCGCTGCATGAGAAACATACGCTCCGACTCGAGCTGTTGCTTCATCGCCATCATTTGCTGATGGTATTGTTCTCGCTCCGCGAGCTTCTGTTCGTCTAGCTCGGATTTTTTCAGAGCGATATACATTTCGTTTACGAGCTTTGGCCGAGTCGGACTATCCGCCGGAATCAAATTCAACGCTTGCTGATACAGCGGGTCTTGCGTGCTGCCTACCTGTGCTTGCCAACTGGCGATCGATTCTGGCGATTGGACTCCCTTAACGGCTAACTCGCCCGTGGTTTTAGCCGCATCGATCATCGCCTTTTTCTTTTCTAGTTCGTGCGTCAAATTGAATTGTTGCTCGAGTGTTTGCTGATGTGCCGTTTGAGCGTTCAGGTAATCCCTTCGGGCTTGTCCCTGGATTGCTTCGTTGAAACCATGGAGCCCACCGGCAAAGGCCGCGCCTACCCTTGCGCCAGGGCCGCCGCGCCGTTGACTAAATCCGCCAGCCAATGATCCCGCCAGGCTCTGAGTGATCGGATGGGCCATGATTGAAGTTACTTGATCCACAAAGCTCGGCTGCTGCTGGCTGCCTTGCGGTTGCTGGGTGTAATTGGAGACTGAAGGAGCTGGCGCCTTTGGCTCTTCGTCTTTTTTCTGTTCCGGCTCGCCCCACATCGGACGCTGAAATGAAGTGTCTTGCGGCGAGGTAAGGAAATCCTCACGTATCGGGCTCGCCTGCGCCATACCCATTGGCGGTTGCGCCCCGACGGCCATTGGCATCTGTTGCTGTGCCGATAGAGCCTTCCCGTACATGAGCCTCACGAGTTCTTCTAACATCAGCTTTACACTTTCCGTTTGCCGCACATGGTATCACCGCGCCCCCGGCACAAGGGCTCTAAGATAGGCTAAAGCGCGTGGGTCAACCCCCGCCTTCTTGCCTACCGCCGACGGCCCCGCTGTTGGCGGCGTGCTTTTCGATGTCATCGGCTGCGAGGGAGGAATCTGCGGCGGTGGAGGCATGGGCGCTGGAGCAATCGGGCCCGCTTGGTCTTTTTCCATGGCCTTCGTGGCGCCGCCTAATCCTGCTCCGGCGAGCCCTCCGATCGCAGCTCCCCATGGGCCGAACATCGAGCCCATAGAAGCACCGGACATGCCGCCCTGTAATGCGCCCTGAGCAATCCCGCCACCCCTACCGAAGTTTCCCATGTTAGGCATTCCGCCCGGCATCATCGGCATCTGAAACGGCTGCGATTGGGCAGGCCCGCCCATCGGTGGCGCGGGAAATCCTTGACCTGCTCCCGGCATAGAAAACACGGGGCTCCCGCCTGTGGCATTCGAGATCGCCCCACCACCCATCATTCCGCTTTGATTTAGTAGTTCCATTTTTTACCCGCGCGTAGTCCACTGGTAGTAAAGCGGATCCCAGGGATCGTTCTTTCTTTGCTCCCATGGTTGCTGCTGATAAAGATTTTCAAGGTAATACGCGACCTGGCTTTCCACTTCTGGAGGCACGCTGCCCGTCGCTAACATCTGCTGCATCTGCCAAGGCTGAATGTACGAGCCATATTCGGGAATAAAAATGCCGTTGGTCGGCGCTGCCGGTTGCTGCGGCTGCTGTGGTTGCTGCGGCGGCGCTGCCTGTGGCGGATTAAACGGCTCCACGACACTCGGACTGAACCCGCCGGGAGAAGCCGGAGCGCCTGGCGTGGGCTGCATAGTCGGGCCGCCGGGAGTTTGATTAAGCGGGTTGACTGCCATCTGAGAAGGAAAGAAACTGCTCATTTGCTGAAAGGCCGCGGGGGAAAATGCCGCCATGATACTGTTGGGATTTTGCTGGAATTGCTGCATAAGCTGCTGCGATGCCGAGATCATTGGGAGCATGAAGTTATTTGCGTTGTACGCGGGCGGGTTCGTTCCGCTCGTCATGTAGCCGGAGCCGGGCGCTGAATACGTGTATGGGTTGAAGCTCCCGCCACCGCCTATCTGAGATTGGCCGCCCATTTATTTCACCTTAACCGTTGCGGTCGATCCGAGCCCCTGGCCGATTCCAAGTACCTGCGCGAGCATTTGCAGTACATCGAACGGCCAACCTTGCTGACCATAGAGATTTTGGTAAGCGGTGTTCAAGACGTTTTGCGCTTGGGCCTGCTGCTGGCCGCCCGCCTCCAGGAGCATCTGGGACGGGAAATATGAACTTTGCATGAGCCCCGGAGCCATACCCGCAGCGTTTTGACGTAGCCGTTCCTGCTCCTGCCACGCCGGAAAGTAGATCGAGGTCGCCAGATCGTTCATCGTTTTGCCGGCAGTCTCCGTTGCACCTGAACCGCCGTACGCGCCCGCTCGAACGGCCGCCGAGTTCATCTGGCCCATCACATCGCCGGCTGCGCGATTGAAGTAATCCGAGAGCAGCGGATTGTTGGCCGCGTCTTGATTCATCACGTTGGACTGAAACTGCATTGCTTGATCGACCAACGGTGAGCGTCCGCCCATGGCCGAAATGGCATCGAAGCCGCCCATCTGCATACCGGAGAACGGGGCCACTTCTTGATTGGGGTAGGGATAAGGCGCGATTTGCCATTGGCCGTTTGCCCCGGGCGCTAAAGTGTTCTGGCCGAGGCCGAGATAATTGGCGAGATATGGCCTTACGAGAGAGTTGGGTTCTGTGGAAGTTGTCTGCGTTTGGCCGCCGCCAGAGCCGCCCATGGTCGCACTTCTTCTTTCTCGACCATTAACGCCGTCGGCGCGAAATCCGCTAAGCGTAACGCGGCTTAGATTGCGATGGGTTTCAGCGTAAGGGTAATACGATTTATCAGATAGCGTCAAGTGGGAGAGCGATTTTCTCCGAATTCTTCCAATCGATTTCGCTTTCCCAATCGGTTGTTATTGGCCCCGTCCCCGGCTGATGCCAGAACTGAATTGAGAAGAAAGTCGAGCCGCACGGCGCCACTTCTCCCCCGTGCCAGGCGTCTCGCGGGATGCTCAACGGGATGCGCATTATGCTCTCGGAGATCTTGAAAACCCGCTTGCCGATCCGCAAGACGCCGCCGCCGCCGCTATAGACTTCATAGGAATCGACGTTAGGGTGTCGGTGCATAGGAATCAACGTATCGCCCTTGACCGTGGCTTTTTCGATCTGGAACGGATGGGATAAATAAATCAGGTCGAGCTTCCAACGATCACCCGCGGCGGTACGCAAGATCGGAGCGCCGCTCCAGTCGATTTTAATCGCCCATTTGACAAAGGCTCTCAATGCTTCGTTTTTCATGGGGCGAAAACCTCAAGGATTTCTATGGCGACTAATCGCCCCGAGCGATCACCAATTTGAGTCATCTGAATCATTTTTCAAATCTCCAATTGATAGACTGTTTGAATTGGCTTAAATCCCCAGCGTTCGAAGGCTTTATACGGTGACAGCATCGTTATTCGACTCAAGCCCAGCCCCTTCGCGTAGGCAGTCAAGAAGTCGATCGCCTGTTTTACGTAGGCGGGTTCAGTGATCATACCCTCGCCGTCCATCCTCGCCAGTATCCAGATGAAAAACTCGGCCTTGGAGGTTGGAACAATTTGCTGAACAATGCCGGCGCAAAATGCTCTGATTTTTTCGTCGTCCTTTGCTAGAAACAGTTTGGTCGCGCCGCTATAAACTCCGACGTAGACGTGCATCGGCTTCCAGTCGACTTTGTGATCCCGACAAAAAGCTATCAGGTGGCGCTCGATGTCGAACCAGTAGCGATCGAGTTCGTCGGGCTGGATCTGGACAATCTCGATGCTCAAACTTCCTCCAGGAAAAAGAACTTGCCGAAATCTTCCTCGGTTCGGTGAAAACGCGGCATGCAAAACATTTTGCGATCTTTATTCCGGACGATGCGATACACAGTCCGGACTCCTTCTTTGCTCATTTCGACGCCATTCTCGTCAACCAGGGTGAAATCGTGCCATAGTTGTGCGTCGGTAACTTTCAGCACGCGATGCGCCGGTACGTCAATCCATTCGGGGGGTCTGCCGTCTTCCATTTGCTTCTCCTCTACTAGTTCGTCATCCATGTTCCGCCTCTCGGGTCAGCTTCATCGAAATCAATATGCTTTCTGAGCGTGCTCGGATCTGCATAGCCTTCCGGAAAATCGGGCGTCCATACGTTCGGCTCGTTCGGCTTTCGATACATGATCCAGGCCTGGCAATCCAGAGCGTCCTTAACTTTTGTGGCCGGAAATTTATCGTACTCGCTTAAAAAGTCTTGCAGGAAATCCACTTCCTCGCCGTTGATCATCCGCTTGGGCACGTAGCTTGGCAGAATCATCTCAGCGTTCTTGTACGCTGGTATCAGCCACTGAATCCGATCGTCTTTCTCCACATGCGCGGATAGGGGTACGATGTCGAAGAGGTAGCCCTCGCGCTGCTGCTCCAGGCGAATGTGCTCGACATCGGCCTGCAAGCCGTAATGCTCATAGCCGACTTTCTGCACTCGCCCGTTATCGTTGTACTGACGATGAAACCTGAACAGCCATTCCGTGCGCTGTTCAAGGTTCATCCCCGCCTTGATGCCGTCGAGTAAGTAGCGGCGCTTGTCCGGATGGAGGGCGATCACCTGGATTGAAGTTTTTCCGGATTGCGTCTTGTTCTCCCTGCCTTTGCCTGGATCGACGACGATGTATAAATTGCAAGAGTTTAAGTCTTCGGCTGAAAGGCCTTTGTGATATCGTAGCCATTCTTTTTGAAAGCCCTCATTGGCCTCTTTCATGGTGGGATCCATGAGATACTCACAGGCCCAGTTCCCGGGCTTTAGGCTTCTCATGGTCGCGCGGCAGTGCTCATCGGTCCAGATCGGGCTCGTGCAGTCCTTGTTGACTGCCGGCCGAATTCTCGCCAGGCCTACTTTTCGCTCGAGGAGTTGCTCGTAGATCGAGCCGCCGCGGAAAAACACTCCCGTCATCGTCCACTTGGCGGGCTTGCCCGCGCTTAAACCGAGGCTCGTATCAAACGATTGCTCGATTTGCTCGATCATGTACTCGCTAACTTGCTCTTTCTGAATGTCATCGTACCAGATCCAGTCGTAGTGCTTGCCCGTGGGCTGGCCGTCGACCATGCCCGAGCATTCAATCGTCGCCTCGCCGCGCGTGACGTTTTTCCGCTTGACGGTTATCCCGCGGTCGAGACTCCATTTCGGTGCATCGCGTTCCGGGTTCTCCCAGATTACGTCCGGGAAAAGCCAGCGCAGCTTCTCATGGTTCTCGAACGTGCTCTTGATCTTAAACAAAAAATCCTTGGCGATAGGCTTGGTGTGGGAGAAGATGCAGTGTGTCGAATCGGGATCTTTGAGAATCTCCTGGAGGAGCTTCCCGTAGGTCTTCATCACGGACTTTCCGGAGCCACGAGTAGCTAGATCGATGATGTTATCGTAATTCCGGTTAATCTCGCCGATGTAGTCGACATGCCATTGCGTGTTTACGTTGGGGATCTCCAGAATATGCACGATGAGAAAGTAAAGATCGTTTAACGCGAGCCAGCGAAGATGGTTCCACTGCGCGTCCTTGGTGCATTGCTTGATTAAGTCGGCCCACTGGATAGCCTCAAGCGGCGTCTGACAAGCTCGATCGAAAGGCTGGTGGTGAGCGCAGGTGTTCGCCGTTCGTCGGGCTATCTGCTGGCGAAGCTCTAAGAAGGGGTCGAAACTACTCATTCGGCGTATCCTGCGGCGTCTGCGCGCTTTCTTGTCTCGCGGCCTGAGTAGCCGCGGCTGCCTGTTTTGCTAAATGCTCGTCCATTTTTTTCTTTTTCCAATACTCTTTTAAGTGTGCAGCCCCGCGCTTGGCGTTGTTACTTCGCCATTGGCGCCTTGCCTGGCCGTTCCAGTTGTTGCTGTATTCGACCTCCGGCGGAATCTCATCGCAGCCCGATTCTTTTCCGCCGTAGTCGATCGCGATTTCTTTTCCGTTCTCAAGCAGGCGCTGCGCCTTGGTGGCCACGACGGTTCCCTTTGGACCTTCGGATTCCATGAACTGAAGAAGAATCTCGATTGCTTCGGGATTGTTTTTGAAAGCATCGAGAAGTTTCCCCATCATGTTCGTCCAACGAGGCAGCATGACGTGCGGGTCCATGTACTTTTGCGCGCCGGTTAAATCCATGATCTGTTTTGCGACCTTCAGAGATAGGTCGATTGATTTCTCGCGCATCCGGACTTGTTTTTCGGTAAGCTGCGGGCGGGAAGCGTGAAGATCCCGCGCCATGCTATCGGATAATTCGGCAAGCCAGCGAAGATGCCTTAACATCGCCAGCGGGTCGACGTTGGGCTGTTTGGTCGAGTGCATCGCCTCGTGGCGGCGGATCTCGCGTTCGAGAAAGCCGAACTCGGCGGCGACATCTCCCATGTAGGCTCCCGCCGCGCAAAGCGATTCGATCAGATCGCGGTCCCGCGTCTTGCAGATTTTGCACGCGCGATCGAGGCGCCCGTCGTGGCGGTATTCTTCTCCGGTTACTTCGGCCATCAATACTCCGGCGTGAACTTTCTCGTTCGCGGCTTACGCTTCATCCCACTCTTGGTCATGCTTGGAGTCTTGACCTTGAAGCTATGGGATCTCTTGCTGCGGCCGCGCAGTGGGACTCGGGAACGGACTCTCATATTTGCTCCTCCTTCTCGATCTTCTCCAGCTCGGCCTTTGCGTCGTCGTATTCCAGGCGCTCCGCTTCGTCAATGAGCTGTTCTTTCTTTTGCTTCTCGAGCCTGAAAGCCTCTTCCGCGCTAAGCTCGACAAGCGGCCTGGGTTTGCTCTCGATTTCCACCTGCTGCTGCGCACGCCTGAAGGCATCGCGCTGGTCGAGTTCCTTAGCGTGAGCATCGGGCCAAATTCCCTCCAGGCGCTTTACTTGCATCGCGTCTAAATAAATGTCCAACAATACGTCTGTCCCCAACCGCAATCGGTAATCAGCTAAACACACCAAACAGGAAAAAACGTGGTCCCCGGAAGATAGCCCGCACACGGAGTTCGGTTCATACCGTGTTTTTTTGCACAGCGGGCACCTATGTTGATGGGACTGTTCCTTGATCGCTTTGGAGATTATTTCTATCACGATATCTCCGCTTCGTTTCTCGATCGCAAATTTTACACCGCTTGCCTGTATCGCAATCTCTCCGTATGGTATTTGCCTCGTTGTATTCGTGTCCCTGTGGACAATGTGTCCGTGGTGGGAAATAGTTCTCAGGCACCCATCTGCCCCATCTGCATCGCCTGCATTCTAGCTATTGGGTCCATGTTTTCCTCCTTTGGTTATCAGGCTCCTTACGTAGCCCGGGTTGATATTCAAAACGTGACAGACGTTTACGAACGAAAACACCCATTCGGTATCCTCGCTTGCAAACCACCTAAGCGTCTCCAATCTTTCCGCTTTTAATTTTGCGATATAGCCGGGGGTGTACTTTCCCTTAACCAGCGGCGGCTTTCGCGTGATGGTTTCGATTGCATCCTCAAGAATCGCCGCGCAAAGATTCCACTCTGGTGTCCTCTGGCGTGATGCGTTTCTGTCTTTCCAGTCAAGGGGGTCCGTCGCGGTATCCCACCCGTAGACGACAAGCCCATTTTTCGCGCCATCATCGTCGCGAGCCTTGCTGTAAGCCGTGTTGATCATACGAGCAGATTATTCCCGATAAACCTGTGCCAGTTCCGAATGTAATCATCCGGCGTTCCTTTTCCCTGCTCCGTGTTGTAGTAGCGCTTGTAGTATTCGGCCTGCGCCGGCAAGTTGTCGGGGATCGGTTCGGGAAAGCGCAGGTAGTGGACTCGACACATGAGAGTCGCGGCCGCCAGATTCCAGACTATCTCCGACATGATGTCGTCGACCAGCCACGGCTGGCGCGAGGAAATCCATTTCTTGCAATGGTTCTTGAAAAAGGGTCGCTTGTCGATAAAAACGAGATTGTCCATCATCGCGGGCCGCTCGGACTGATAGATTCCTCGGGCGGGCCCTCCCTGTAGCTGGACAAGCCAACGACCACACTCCGATTCTTGGCAGGCAGTCCCGAGCACAAGCTTTTCGGCATCGGCTGAGTGATTTCTGATATCAGTCAAGACTGGACGGATTACCCAGCGCAGGAGTTGCATCGGATCTATCATTGGTCAAAAAAAGCACGAGCCCCAACACGCCCCAGATAAAAAACGCCCAGGCCAAAAGCCACAAAGCCAGATCGCTCATTCTCTTTCTTTCAAGGCCTCTTTAAGATGCTTGCACAAAAATCCCTCTACTCGATTGCCTTCCTTGTCGTAGCCTCGATAACGAAAGGAATCGCAGTCGCAAGTTTTTTGATGGAGATCGACGCTGTAAAACTTCTCCGGGTCGCGTGAGGATTTCATTTCGCGGATCATGGCGCAAAGTTCAAAACGGGCGGTACAGCCGGGCAATTGCCGTCCTTGTCTCGCGGAGTAATCCTTGCTTTGGCGCGACCGGCCGGCGGCGGCACGCCGAAATCGATATCCGACCAAACACAGTTGGTTTTGCTGGCTTCATCCAAGTCTTTTAGGTTTGGCGTATTGAGCCCGCTCAGGATGCAGCCAGAAAAGAGAAAGCCGGATAAAAATAAAAATAGAGTTTTCATCATTTTTTTTCGTGTCCGTTTTTCTTTAGCTCGTTCGCCAAAACTTTCTTGCCGCGCTTTATCACGGCAAGAAGCCTCCCGAAGCTGTCGCGCTTGCAGGCGTAGACGGAGTAGGGGCCTTTGTCGATCCAGTTCTGCGTAAACTCGCCGGCCTTATCGCCTCGGTCATCGCCTGCCCTGAGTTCCCAAGTATCGACATCGAGCACCCTGATCGTTTCCTCGATCCAGAGCTTCGGCCAAATCTGAAGAGGAGTCTTAAACGTGTCGCCATCGATGGCCGATCCGCCGCCCTCGGCCAAGACGGTCCAACAAAGGAGCGCCGCGAGAAGATGTTTAGTCATTGACAAAGTAGCTCACGCCAAACGTAAGAATCGTTGTAATGGCTGAACCTACCTCACCGGGTATATCAACCCCGGAACTGGCACGGACTACATAAACAAGCACAACACTTAGGGCGCCCGCGAGGGCGCCGGCTGTAACTTTTCTTGAAGGCGTGTTCATCGTCCCCCCTTGGCTTTTTCTTCTCTCATAGCCCGACGCGCATCTGCGGCAACGGCACGGTTTTCTAAAGCTCTAATCCCTTTGGCGTTTTCCAAAGCAAGTTTGAACAGCGTTTCGATGTCATTTTTCATTCCTCCGATCTCGATTGCCATATTGGAACGTTCCCTATCTCCAACTGCCAGGCTTCTATTTTGCGCGTCTTGCTCTCCAGTGATTCGGCTAACGTAAGAGCTAAGAACAAACATAAAGATAATTCCAAAAGCAGTAAGAATGACAGAAGCCCAACCTCTAGGGCCGCAAACTCTCTCATGGCTTTTTGTTTGGCGCTCAAGTGCCGCGAGTCGATCCGATATTCTCTCAAGCACGTTTTCAATTTCGCCGTCAAGCGCCACACAGAGCCTCCATGGGGGCCTTATAACACATATTTTTCAAAAACTAAAAGCGGAAAACGGAAAGCGTGTTGACAACAGCCGCCGACTTGTGCGATAAGTGTCGCCTCGCCGTTTCGTAAGAAATGCCCCATCCGCGGCGCTCGGGCCTGTCACCTGGGCGCCAGGGGCAACCTTGACAGGGGGTTGATTTTGGAAAAACCTAGCATCGTTGATGTCGTCGGCAATTATTTGCCGCTCAGGCGTTGCGGAAAAGAATATCGAGGGCCGTGCCCCTTCCATGCCGATAAGACCCCAAGTTTCTACGTGAGTGAGGAGCTTGGGGTTTTTTATTGCTTTGGATGCGGCGAGAAGGGCGACGTGATCGACTTTCTGATGAAGTGGTCGGGGAAAACCTTCGTCGAGGTTTGCGACCATCTCGATATCGATCGCGACCGCCGCGGCTACGTCAGAATGGTTCCGGACTCTGCCGAGATCGCCGCCAGGCGGATCTACGAATGGACGCTTGATTTCTCTGAGCGCTTGGCAATCTGCCTGTGTGAGATCGGCCAGCGGGCACAGATGGCCAAAGATACCGGACTTCGGGAAGAGTTCGAGATATCGGTTAGGGAGTGGACCGTGTTGGCGGATCTACATGACGACCTGGCCAATCCGGATTTAGTCGTCGATTTGTTCCAGCAGCGCGACGATCTGGAAAGGCTGATAGGCTATGCAAGCTAAGCCTCCGCTCCAGCGCCAGATTCAGCAGAGAATTGAGCAACAGCCGGTCAACGGTCAGCAGGCGTTATGGCCGGAACTCCTCACGGCTAAAGACTTTTTAAGTAAACCGCCAGATCCGACACGCTGGCTCTGGGAGGATTGCCTACCGTTGGGAGCATGCTCGGTTTTAGTCGCGGCGCCCAAAACTGGCAAAACTCACCTAGCCGTAGCAATTTGCATGGCGATTGCCCGTGGTTACCCACTGCTAGGTCGCGGCGTGCAGAAAGCAAAGGCGGCGTATATCTTTCTCGACGGCCACGAAGATGAACTGAAAGAAGTCTTTATAAAATTCGGGTTAAACCAAGAAGATCAGGTCATGTTTCATGGCGGATCGGTATCGACCCCGGCCCCTGTTCAATGGGCGATCCATTGCATTGAGAAGCATCAGGTTAAATTCTTGGTGCTCGATACCTTCCAGAAAATCTTCCGCCCGAGAAATATCAACGACTATGCCGAGGTCACAAACCTGATGGAACCGCTGCAAAAAGCCGCGCAGGACCATGGCTGTCATATCCAGTACTTACACCATGCCGGCAAACCAAATGAACAGAGGGGGGATCTTGACTCCGGAATCGGGACTTCGGCGATTAGAGCCAACTGTTATAGCCTTTTGCATCTGAAGCGCCTCAACCCCGATGATGCAAGGAGCCCGCGGATTCTACGATCCGATCAGCGTGGCGGCCGCATTTTCGAGGAAATCGAAATATCCAGCGGCGAGGACGGTTTTATTAAAAAACTCGGGACAAAAGAAGACGCGCAAGCACGCAGCACCGCTAACGAAATGGAAGATTTCATACGTAATAATAATGGCTGCACAAACGCGGAACTTCGGGCGGGCATCCGGGGCGACTGGCGAATCCTTTGGAAAGCCAAGAAATTATTAGAAAAAGGGCAACGCATCGAAATCGTAGGCACTGGTAAAAAGAATGATGCCCAACGTCATTACATAGCTGGGTCGCTCATCCCGGAACAGCAAGCAGAGGAAAGATCCGCAGATTTATTTAGGAGAGTGAAATGAGAGAAGAACTTATCCGCATGGGTCAGTGGGACCGGGAGGACGAGCGAGATCCGACTAAATCCGTCGCCGCCGCATTTGAAATGCTAGAATGCGTCAATTTGAGTTATTGCATACAAATAAACGATTACTACAACCGGAAAGCAAAAAACGGAGAAACTGTTCTCGGCTGGCGCGTCCAGATCGGAGGCGAGAACGGCTGGATTGGAATTCACGAGGAAATTCAGGTAGCTATCTGTCTTGCAGTAGTCAAGATCGAAGAACCAGAAGCGTAAATGCATGTTTCGACGATTTGAAACATGAATCATTCTTGAAGAGCGTAAGCCATTGATTCTATTGATAATAATTCGTGTTTCATGTTGCGTTTTTGGCAAAAACTCAACAATGTAAATCCCTGTAATTGTTGAGTTCCTAAAGATGAGAAAAGTTGGCATGAGCTTGCTTCGCGCGCGCGCGCGAATAAGAGTAAGAAGAAACAAGAAAGATCGGCTTTTTGAAAAAAGCCTCGCAAAAACTTTTACACTTCGGAAAGTGGAGGTTCCACATGAAACAAATCCGCCAGGAAATAATCTCGGGCCTTTGTCTGGCTCTTCGAATCTTTGTCTACCTGATACTTTTCCCGATAACCATCACCGGGCAGTATAAAACCAACCACATCTGGCAGGCAAAGAAGAAATGAGACGGATCCAGCTCCACCGCTTCTGGATCCGAAAGTGCTGGAAATGCCGGTTTAGAACCGTCATCATCAAAACCAAATGGAACGCCAATCCCCCGAAACGCCTCCTCTGGACACCCAGGGGCTTTAAACCCCGCCTCTGCGAATTCTGCAAAGTACCCGGCCGATTCCGTAAACCCTACCACCCAAAGAAAAACCCAGAAAAAAGCCCAGCGCCTATCCGCT